GTATCCTATTGCGTTTGCCACTAATAGGGCATTTACTCCAGGACAGGCTATAGTTACAGAAACAGTCGAAGGTGTTATTGCTCCAGGTAAGTTTGAAGCCGAGTTATATGATTTCGATGGTTACGACACTGGTGAATACATAGTAGAACCTGTAGAAGGCGGCATCGAGGGATTTACCCAAGGAGATAATATTTCAACACTATGGACTGACGGCATTGAGTCGGCAACTGTGTTTGTTGAAAAGGGTAAAATTAAATTTACGGTGCCTTTAGATGCACCTGATAAACTATTTTATATTAGTAAAGACGATGTTAATACTAGTGGCTTAATTAATATTTTTAATATTTTAGAAAATACAGAAATTAATGTAGAAGAAGAAATATTACAAAAGAAGACATACCAAACAAGAACAGATGTAGAACTTTCAAACGGTATGTTAGTAGAATTTTTAGGAGATGTTACACCTGCAAAATATGCTCAAGGTACTTGGTATGTTGAAGGTGTGGGAGATTCTATTAACTTAATTGCTAAATCAGATCTTGAAATTACAGGACCTTATAGTGAAAGTGTTTTTGTACCTTTTGATAGTGATAATTTTGACAAACTTCCGTTTGGTCAAGCACTAAACTATCCTAAGGATAAAGATTATATCACAATTAATCGAGCGGCAATTGACGGAAACCCTTGGACCAGACATAACAGATGGTTTCATAGATCAGTAATTGAAACTGTTGCTAGAGAAAATGGCACTCCAATTGATATTGATCAATCAGCAAGGGCAACAAGACCAATTATCGAATTTGATGCAGGATTAAGACTTTACAATTTTGGATCTAAATTTAAAACAAATGTTGATTTAATTGACGACAAGACTATTGATGTATTTTCATTAATTGAAGGTTCGATTGGATATAACATTGATGGTATTGATTTAGCAGATGGTTTGCGTATTCTATTTACAGCAGACCCAGACCAGCGTGTTAATGGTAAGATTTATAAAGTTAAATTTATCGATCATAACAGTATACGTCAAATTGCATTACAAGAAGAGTCAGATACAGATCCATTAACAAACGAAACTGTTTTGATTAAAGCAGGTATTGAAAATCAAGGCAAAATTTATTGGTACAATGGAACCAAGTGGATTAAAGCACAAGAAAAGATTTCTGCAAACCAACCACCATACTTTAATTTGTATAGTTCTTCAGATGAAAATTTTGATAGTTATATATCAACTACATTTAAAGGAACAAAACTTTTTAGTTATAAAGTTGGAACTGGTACTAACGATAGTGTGCTAGGATTTCCGTTAAGTTATAGAAACATTGAAAATAGTGGAGATATACTTTTTAACTTTGATCTGTTAAATGACGAATTTACATACCAAGTAAATCAAGTTCAATATACTCAAAAAACAGATACTACTACTTTAAGAAAGTATACAGATTTAAACACTTATGAAAATGTAAGTGGTTGGAAAAAAGCAACAACAGAAAGTCAGCAAAAAGTTATTCGTCAATATGTTGTTGAAGGTCAAAAAAATAACTTTGCTATCGATGTTTATAATCGCAGTGGAGATCTTAACGAACTAGAAGTTAGTGTTTGGGTTAACAATGAGCGTAGAGCAGATTGGGAAATTAACAGAGAAAACGGTGTTGCATATATTACGTTTACTAACGATCTTACAACCGGTGATAATATTATTTTACGCTGTACTAGTGAAGCAGATAAAAACAGTAATGGCAAATATGAGTTTCCAATTAACTTACAAAACAATCCGTTGAATCAAAATATTGTTAACTTTACATATGGTGAAGTTAATGATCATGTTAATAGCATTATTGAAAATGTTAATGAGTTTTCAGGAGTGTTTCCTGGAGTTAGTAATTTAAGAGACTTAGGCCAACTTTCAGAATACGGTACTAAGTTTACTCAACATAGTGGTGCATTACCTTTAGCAATTTATCATATTACTAATAAAGATTTTAATATGGTTAAAGCCATCCGTTATGCTAGAAAAGAATATGCTAAGTTTAAACGATCATTTATTAACATTGCTTCAAATTTAGGTATTGATGGATCTGCAAGAACTTTAGTAGATAAGATTATTGAAAAATGGCAATCGGACAAATCAAAACAGTCAGCATTTTATTGGACTGATATGATTGGTAACGGCGCGAAAAAAGTTCGCGAGTTTAATGTTGTTGATACAGGTAATAGGTTTTACAGTTTAACAACTCCGTTTAGTTTATTAGATATTAGTGCAAAAGCAGTTTACGTTTACAAAAACGATCAACAACTAATGCACAGTGTAGATTATACATTTACAGATGAAGGATTTATTCGTTTAGAAGACAGTTTAGAAATTGCAGTTAACGATGTAATTACAATTTACGAATATGAATCAACTGATGCTTCATATATTCCGCCAACTCCAACAAAATTAGGATTATGGCCATTACATTTTCCTGTAAAATATACTGACAACACTTACAGAACTCCGCAAGTTGTTATTAAAGGACACGACGGTAGTATTATAAAGGCATACGGAGATTATAGAGATGATGTTATTCTTGAATTAGAAAAACGAATCTATAATAATATTAAAGTTCAATACGATAAAGATATTTTTGATATTGATAGTTTTGTAGGCCATCGTTCAAGAGAAACTCAATTTACTAAAAATAATATCGATGATATTATTATTACAGACTTTATTGAATGGTTAAGCATTGCAGGCGATCCTGATTATACAGATTTTAGTTTTTATGACAGAGAGGATTCATTTACTTGGAATTACTCTATTATGTCAGATCCAGATGGAAAGCCATTAAATGGTTTCTGGCGTAGTGTTTATAATGAATATCTAAGTACAGATACTCCGAATACAACACCTTGGAAAATTTTAGGGTTTGTTGAAATGCCGACTTGGTGGACAGAAGTATATGGTCCAGCCCCGTACACAAAAGAAAACTTAATTCTTTGGGAAGATTTAGAAGTAGGCAGGGTTAGAGAACCTAATAAGCCAATTAGATATCGTCCTAATTATGCACGTAAAGATCTTACAAAATACGTTCCAGTAAATTCACAAGGACAATTAGTAAGTCCGTATGAAAGTGGATATGCTAGAGGACTTATTGCTCCTGATACAAATAAAGCATTTGTGTTTGGCGACGAAGCACCAACTGAAACAGCATGGCGCAGAAGTTCAGAATTACCGTTTGCATTAATTAATGCTTGGCTAATTTGCCAACCAGCAAAAGTTATTGGAACAGGATTTGATAGAGCAAGAATAGTTCGCTCTGCGGCAAATGAACTCATTTATAATACAAGCAATAAACGTCTTACACCAACAGATATTATATTCCCTAATACAGCGGAATCACAAACTCGTGTTACTACTGCTGGATTGGTCAACTATATGTTCAATTACATTAATGCAGATGTTACAAAGTTAAATGAAACATATAGTGAACAAGTAAAAACTATCGGAGTACAACTAGGATTTAAAATGGGAGGCTTTAGCACTCCTGCTAAGTTTAAGTTGTTACTAGACTCAAGAACACCTAGCAATAAAGGTAATGTTTTTATTCCTGAAGAAAACTACAAGATTTTCTTTAACGTTTCAACACCTATTGATACTGTTTCATACAGTGGTGTTATTATTGAAAAGAATGCTTCGGGTTTTGTTGTTAAAGGATATGACAGAAGTCGTCCATACTTCTTATATAATAAACCAATTGACCGTGCTTCAGATCCTGTAGTTAATATTGGCGGAGTAAGCGAACCATTCCTTGAATGGCAAAATGGCGAGCAGTATAGAGTTGGTCAAATTGTCCGCAACGGCGACAACTTCTTTAGAGTAAAAGTAACACACACTGGTGCTGGATTTAATTTAGATAACTTTACTAGACTAGCAGAGTTACCAATTGAAGGCGGCGTTGAAGGTGTTATTAGAAGAAACTTTGAACTTGATGCGACACAATTAAAGTACGGAACATTAATGCGTACACCTCAAGAAGTTATCGACTTCCTATTAGGATACGGACAATGGTTAGAATATAAAGGGTTTTCTTTTGATAATTTTAATCGTGAAATTGAAACTATTGAAAACTGGGAACTAAGTGCTAGGGAGTTTTTATTCTGGACCACACAGAACTGGAGTTCAGGTGCATTACTTACACTTTCACCTAGTGCAAGCAATTTAAAATTTAGTAAAGACTATGCAGTTGTTGATAACATCTTTGATAATTTTTATGATTATACATTATTAAAAGCAGATGGACAAAAATTAAGTGAAAACTTTGCTAATACTATTAGAACAAATCAAAACGAATTTGGATTAAAACTTAAAAATACTGCTGATGGAATATACTTTTTAAAACTTCCATTAGTACAAAAAGAACACGTTGTATTAATTGATAATACAACAGTCTTTAATGATACAATTTATAGTCCAGCATCTGGTTATAGACAAGCACGTATTAAAGGTGTTGGCTATCGTACTAGCGGTTGGAATGGAAGTTTTGATGTTCCTGGCTTTACGTACAATGATGTTAGAATTAAAGACTGGGAAGAAAATACTGATTATGCTATTGCTGATATTGTAAAGCATAAAACATTTTATTATAGTGCTAAAAAGAAAATTCCAGGAAGTTTAAATTTTGATGATACAGAATGGTACAGATTACCTCAAGAACCTAAATCAGAACTTATTCCAAACTTTGATTATAAAGCAAATCAGTTTGCAGACTTTTATGATCTTGATACTGACAACTTCGATAGTGAACAACAACGTATTGCACAACATTTAATTGGATATCAAAAGAGACAATATTTAGAAAATATTATTCCTGATCCAGTTAGTCAATATAAATTCTATCAAGGATTTATTCAAGATAAAGGTACACAAAATAGTTTAAGTAAATTGTTTGATGCTCTGTCTAATACAGAAAATTCAAGTTTAGAATTTTTTGAAGAGTGGGCATTTAAAGTAGGTCAATATGGAGCAAGCGGTGGCTTTGAAGAAGTTGAATATTTAATTGACGAATCAAAGATGCGTTTACAGCCACAGCCATTCCAGTTGGTACAAAATATAGATCCACAAGCAACAGACTTAGTATATAGATATGCTAAAAATGATGTTTATTCTAAACCTGAAAATTATAATCATACACCATTCCCAACTAAAGATTTAAGCGATTCAGATTCGTATATTAAAACTGCTGGGTATGTTGCTGAAGATGATATTGATTTTAAATTTACAAACTACGATAGTATTTTAGACTTTTCTGTAAAATCAGTTTCAGTAGGTCAGTATGTTTGGGTTAGTAAACGTGGACAATCGTGGGACGTTTTACGACAAACTGAAACACCATTCAAGGTTAAAAGTATTATTAATAGTGATAGTTCAAGTTCTATTGAGATTGAACTTAATAGAGTCCCGCAATTTGAAAAAGATGACATTATTGGTGTACTAGGAACAATACCAGATTCAGAAAGATTTTATAAAGTTAAACGAGTAAGTCTTAATATTGTATATGCTGAAACTACAGGAGAAGTACCTGACGTTCCAGAAGCAAACGGATTCCTTGTTAAACTTAACTCAGTAAGAGTTCCGTCATTGACAGATGTTAATGCAGTTGTTACCCGAGATAATTATTCAGCAAATGAGCGTGTTTGGGTTGATTCAGATGAAGTTAACCGTTGGACTGTTTTAGAGAATACAAACAATTATAAATTAAATCAAAAAAGTTATAATGCTACACTCGATGGAGTGTTTGGCAGTGATACTAGACGTTTTGGATCAAGCATTTCTGCTAACGATATTAACACAGTAGTTGCCGTAGGTGTTCCTAATCCTACTAACACTAGTTTAGGTAGAGTAGACATTCACTATAGAGCGGCAGAAAACTTGAATATGATTCAATCACAAGTACTTGACTGTCCTCCAAACTTGTTTACAGGTGGCGAAAGTTTTGGTAGTTCTACAGCAGTAAGCACTGACGGTAAGTTTATTGTAGTTGGAATTCCTTATGCTGGCAATGTTAAAACAACATACAAAGGTACATTTGATCCTGTTTCAACATATCAACAAGATGACATTGTACAGTATACTAATCAATTCTGGAAAGCAAAAACAACAGTATTTCCAAGTGATGACAGTTTAGCATATCCAAGTTTTGCATCTCATGTTAACGCAGTTGTCGGTACAGATGACGACGGAGTCTATGATAACCTTTGGTTAATTTTACGAGGAAACTTTACATTCCAAGAAGAAGTAACTGATCACGTTTTAATTAGAGCCCAATCAGTTCAATACGAAGGAAGTGCAGTTGGCGACAAATTACAGTTAATTTGGAACTCTAAAAATACTAGATATCCATCAGGTGTTAATCCATTTAATGACAGCAATATATTATCATCAGACTTCTTTACAGGAGAACACATCATTGAAGAAAAGGTTGATGATATACTATTAGTTGACAATACACAAGCAATTCCAGATATTGGAGAAACAATTAGCAGTGATATTGCATTAGGTATTGTTGTATACAAATATACAACTGGTGACAATAGAACACTTATCTATGTTAATGAAACAAATGGCGATTTTGCAGATGAAGGTACATTAACAGTTGGCGATATTAATATCGGTAGTTACGAACGTGCAGTACAACAACCTAATGATGATCTTGCAGGTTGGTGGAAAATTCCAGTTGGTCAAACATTTAACGTAACACAAACTATTGAAACTAAACCATATTTAATTGTTCAAGACATTATTAAACAAGCAGAAGTTCGTACAGTTAATTATTGGGAAAATGTTTATAACATTGTAGATGACGCTGATCCTGGAGTTCCGTCATATATTGAAACATTAACATGGAATAGTGAAGCAGGATATGAAATCTCAGACAAGTGGGTATTCAGATTACCTAAAACACTTGAAAATGATATTACAGCACCGAACGATGAATTTCAATTTTGGTTTAATGAATATCGTAATGCAGATGGAATTGTACAAGAGCCATCAGTTATTGCTCCTGAATTAGACCACGATTATCTGAATAGAACAACTCACAGAGTTTATGATATCTGGGACGGTTGGGCGAATGTAAACTTAACTAACTTTGATAATAGTGGTTCGCCAACACCAGGCGATCCTGACTACAATCCCAATTATGGTAATCCGTATATTCCAGTTGTTGGCGATATTGTAAGAGATAACGATACTCTTGCAACAGGTGAAGTCATGTATGTCGAAAAGGTGTTTAATAACTTAAGACTCTTCCTTAGAAATACAACAGGAACATGGAAGAAAGGTAGTGAATTTGGGAACATTTCAAGTTTAAGTATAGTTGAAGGTTCACAAGGTGCAGGAACTATTAGACTTGTTGGTACTACAATAGGAGTATATTTAACAAACAATACAGTGGGTCCACTTATTGTTATTGATAGAGGCGAAAACCTTACTCCAGGAAGTACTAGAACATTACAAAATTTTGAATACTGGGTTTATAAACAAACAGTAATACAAGGTTCTCCAAGAGAGGCAAATCCACCTTCATTATCAAATAATGATTGGACTAGAGTCTATAACATACCTGTAACTGAAACAGGGATAGCAAGCGGACTTGTGCGTCAAGGAGCATATGCAGTTTACGAAAGAAATGCTAGTAACTTCTATGTATTAACAAACGTCTATACAATGCCAGATAGTACTAACTACAAACATCTTGGAGCAACTATAGATTTAATTACTCGACCAGATGGAAGTCGTGCAATTTATATTTCAAGTAAGGGTAATAACACATTTGCAGAACCTGGTAGAATTAATATTATTAATTACGATGAGTCACTAGGCTGGCAATTAGGTTCAGATGAAAACTATCGTGGAGAACACGATCCGACTATTACATATTACGAAGGTGAATATGTAAAATATGCAGAAGAAATTTATCAAGCAACTACTAATGTTTTACCTAGAGCATTTAATTTAGCAGACTGGGTGTTAGTTGAAACAGGCGTTGACTTAAACGGATACATTCCTAACAATACAGGATTTATTGTTGGCAATGATAGTGCATTAGAAACTTCTAATCTATTACAGTTTGGATCAAATTATGATGTAAGTAAAAACGGACACGTATTAGCATCAGTAGTTAAGTATGGCGATCAAGTTGACAGTGCATTAAGTACTCCTAAACTTGCGATTTACAGATTAATTAACGGACAGTTCCTTTGGGATCAGTTAGTTGATTCGGAGAAAGTAGATATTAACTACGGATCAAGTGTTGCTGTTTCTGATGATGGCAAATTTATTGCTGTAGGTGCAACTAATTGGAGCACAACTTATACAAATGCTGGTGCAGTTTATCTATATGAATCAATTCACGGAACATTTAGTCTAGTACAAACACTAACTGGTCCAAAAGGATTACCAAATGAAAAGTTTGGTTCTAAAGTAAAATTTAGTGGAGACAGATTAGTTATTACATCATCAGGCGGAGATTCAACAAGCATAACAGAATTTGATGCAAACTTAACATTATTTGATAACGGAACAACGTTGTTTAATACAACACTTACTGATACAGGTGAGATATTTGTATTTGAATTAACAGGAAATAGATATGTTTATGCTGATAAAATTAAAAACTCAGATCCAAATGTTGTATACTTTGGTGAAGTATTAGCAGTTAGCAATAATCACATTTATGCAGGATTACCTACTTACTTAAACGAAGAAGAAAATAGTTCTCCGGGCGCAGTATTTGATTATAGAAGCCCTTCAACAGGTAAGTTATGGACAAGAAAGCGTCAAGCAAGACCAGTTGTTGATGTTAACAAAATTAAAAGTGTTAGTATTTACAACAAACAAACTAATGTTGTAGATGAGTATCTTGATTATATTGATCCGCTACAAGGAAAAATTGCCGGACCGGCAGAAGTTGAATTATCATATAAAACTACATATGATCCTGCAAGTTATAATATTGTAGATGATAGTGTAGTAGGGGTAGTTAAAGATGCTACTATTTTTAATACAGTTGATATAGTTGGTAAACTATGGTGGGATATTGATGCTGTAAGATTTATTAATCCTTATAGTAATACTGGAAATATTTTTAGTGTTACAAATCAGTTTAATACAATTTTTCCAGGTACTGAAGTTGAAATTTATGAATGGGTAGAGACAACATTATTACCAAGCGAATGGGACGAAGATGCAGATACAGAAGAAGGACTTACACGTGGTATTAGCGGAAAATCTAAATACGGCGACAGTGTATATTCAACTAGAAGAGTATATGACGAACCTGCACAAAAGTTTACAAATTACAATTATTTCTGGGTAAGAAATAAAAAAACAGTTCCAGATGTACCAGGTAGATCAATTAGTGGTGCCGATGTTCAAGAATTAATTAGAGATCCTAATGGTCAAGGATACAAATATGTAAACTTATTAAGAGATAATGAGTGGGCGTTACATAATTTAGGATCAAGTATTACAGGAAAAGATAGTGTTATTAAATTTAGTTATTGGACTATTGATAACCTTGAACAGAATATTCATAATCAGTATAATATTATTACTGATGGACTTGGTACAAGTATTCCTAAATCAGACTTAGAAGAAAAATGGTTTGATAGTTTAATTGGGTTTGACAAACAAGGTAGAGAAATTCCTGACAGACAGTTAGGAAATCAAGACAAATACGGAGTACTAAACAACCCACGACAAACTATGTTTGTTAACAGAGTTGAAGCACTTAAACAAGCAATTGAAAGAGTAAACATTGTATTAAAACAAAATGTATTAATTGATGATTTTGATTTATCAGATCTAGATAGTAATGATCCTAAACCAACCCTAGCATCAAGACTTTATGATTTGACAATTGATACAGATTTAGAACTTCAATATGTTTCAGTTAGTAAAGTAAGAACTGCACAACTTAATGCAACTATAATTGATGGTAAATTAATTAGAGTAGATATTGTTGACGGAGGAAGAGGCTATAAAACAAATCCAACAGTAGAGTTTGTTACTACAGCAGGAGAAAATGCTGAAGTTGCTCTTGAAATTAACAGCATTGGATCGGTTATTAGTGCAACAGTAATTAATCAAGGTTCAAATTACAGCAGTACAGACGTAATTACCGTACGTAAGTTTTCTGTGTTAGTTAATACAGACACTTCTTATGCTAATAGATGGTCAGTTTACGAGTACGTTGGCGGCAATTATCCGTGGAATAGAATTATTAGTCAAAGTTATGATGTAAGAGATTATTGGAGTTATGATAATTGGTATGCAGAAGGTTATAATGAATTAACTAAAGCAGATTTCGTAATTGACGAAACATACGAATTAGAATCGTTAGATGACGTTTATGGTCAAATTGTAAAAATTAACAATGTAGGTTCCGGCGGCTGGTTACTTTTACGTAAAATTGACGAACAAGTAAATGTTGATTATACTATTAACTATGAAACAATCGGTAGAGAAAATGCTACAGTACAACTATCTAAAGCATTGTACGATTATAGCGATGAATTAGTTGGTTATGATAGTTTTGGATATGATGATAGTGCGTTTGATTTAATACCAGTTCAAGAATTAAGAATTATACTGTCATCATTACGTGATAAAATATTTGTTGATGACTTAGCAATTCATTATAATGAATTATTCTTTGCACAAATGCGTTATATTTTAAGTGAACAACCATTTATTGATTGGGCATTTAAAACTTCATTTGTTAAAGCAAAGCATAATGTTGGTAAACTAAGAAAAGACATTACATTTAATAATGACTTCTTAGAAAGTTATGAAGAATATGTAAAAGAAGTTAAACCTTATAAAACTAAAATTAGAGAATACTTATCAACATATGAAGGTGATGATAATACTCAAACAATCGTTACTGATTTTGATTTGCCACCTTACTATAGTGATGCTAGAGGAAAAATTGTTCCTGTAGATACTAGAGTAGTAAATGATACTGTACAAGTAAACGGTATCACATCTTATCCACAAAAGCACTGGTTAGAAAATGTAAGTTTTAAAATTAAAGAAATTAATATTTACGAAGCAGGTTCGGGTTATCTAAATGCACCATCAGTTGAAATATCCGGCGGCGGCGGCACCGGCGCTGTTGCTGAAGCGTACATTGGTAAAAACGGATCTATATCTGAGATTAGAATTACTAATCCGGGTACAGGATATATTTCAGCACCTACTATTACTTTAAATGGTTCTCCAGGAGATAACGGAACAGTTGCTAAAGCAAGTGCAGTTATTGGAGATTCAAATTTACGTGCTACACACTTAGCCGTTAAGTTTGATAGAGTAACTGGTGCGTTCTTTATAACAACACTTGATGAAACAGAAACATTTACTGGAACAGGCGGAAGATATAAATTTACTTTAAAATGGCCAGTAGATTTAAGAACAAATAAAATTAAAATTACTATCGGAGACGACGAAATACTGTCAAGAGATTATACTATTACTAATGTTAATGACAGTAATGGTAGAACACATGATAGAAAAATAGGCCAAATTGTTTTTAATACTCCTCCTGCTAATAACAAAACTATAACAATTGAGTATTTTAAAGATATATCATTATTAACTGCGGCAGATAGAATTAACTTATTCTACAATCCAACTACAGGACAGTTAGCAAATGACTTAGGGCAATTACTTGACGGCATTGACTACGGTGGTGTTCAAGTTAAGAGTTTCAACTTTGGCGGTGGCTCGGGTTGGAGTGCAGATTCGTGGTTTACTTCTGCATATGATACATATGATAATACATATGAAGATGAAGTATTCCGTTTAAGTGATGACAGTACAAAAATTTACGACTTTGCTAAAGCATTAGAAACAGGTATTGAATATAATGTTTATAAAAATGGTATAAGAATTGATGATCCTAACTTTGGAACAGGAAATCCTGTTACAAATCCAAATGCAATCATCCAAAGTATTACTGGAGCAAGCCAAACAGGATTTATTTTAACTGATGATGGTACTATTGTTGAGTCTACGGTAATCAAATTTGATGAAGAGATTTTACCAACACAATCAGGCGATGTAATTGTTATTCGCAAAAATACATCAGACGGTTCGTTTATTCCTGATCCAAGAGCATATGATACATTAATTACCGGTGGTGACTTAGCATATGCAACTGCTTCAGGTATAAATCCAGAAGATATTGTTATCGACGGTGACGGATTTGTTACACCTACAACATCTAAAGGACCAGAGGAACTTATTCCTGGACAAGTTCTTGATACATTAGATATTAAAGTATACGATAGAGTTGGTGAAGGCGGAAGTAGAATTGAAAGTGTAGCATATGTTGGAGATAATGTTACAAAGATATTTAACTATGATGGTCAACCACAAAGTAAGTTTGCTATTTTTGTTAAAGTAAACAACATTGTTAGAACAGATTATACAGTAGATTATAAAAACAAAACAATAACATTTACTTCAGCACCAGCAATTAATAGTTCTGTAAACATTATTACAATGAGCGGCAATGGTGAGGAAATATTAGATCTAGATACATTTACTGGAGACGGCTCAACAATTCAATTCCTTACAAGAGTTGACTGGAAAGATGAACTTAACAGTTTAATCACAGTTAATGGCGAGAAAGTTGATTATATTTTAGAAACAACAGACAGTTCATATGATACTGCTAACAAAGTTGCAATTACATTTGGTCAAGCACCGGCTGAAGGTGCAGTAATTAATTATGGAATTTATGCAAGTAACGCACAAACATTTAGTGAAATTAAAACTGATAATATTAGATCAGATGGAAGTACATCAACATATGAATTAAGTTTAACTCCATTTAGTAGTTTACCAGCAAGTCATAACTTAATTGTTAGAGTTGGTGATAACATTCTTAACGCAGGATACAACGAATCATTTATTATTGATGACAGAGTAGAATATGCATTACGTAACTGGCAACAACCAGGCGGTACATTAGGTGCTAATGATATCTTAGTATTATTGAACGGCGTAGAACTTACATATACTATAGATTATATTTTCCGTCCTGCAAACTCTAGTGTTGAAATTTTTGAAAACGTTAAAGTTCCTGGAGCAAGACTAGATGTGTATGTAACTGTTGACGGAGAATACACAGTAAGTGGAAATACAATTACACTTAACACAGTTCCACCTGAAGACGAAATTTTTAGAGTAACACATTTTAGTAGACACGATATTCAAGAAATTGATCGTAAAAATTATGACATTGTAACAAGAACTACACTAAACTTTGAAAGTGCTGGCGATATTGAATACAATCATTTGAAAGCAGGTCTAATTAAACTTGAGAGACAAACTATTGATGCTGAGTATGTTTGGATTATTGTTAATGGAAAGATTCAAACACCTAGTGTTGATTATAAAGTAACAAATGACAGATTCTTTGTGCGTATGGCAACACCGTTAAATGAAAACGATGCTGTTGAAGTAATTCAGTTTGCTGAATCAGGACCAACAGTTTCTAAGTTTGGATTTAGACAATTTAAAGATATGTTGAATAGAACAGTTTATAAACGTTTAGGTGATGTGAATAAGTATAGACTACAAGCAGATTTAAAACAGTTTGACAAAGAAATTTTAGTTGAAAACGGTGAAACCATGTTTATACCTGATAAAGCCAATAATGTTCCAGGTGTTATATTTGTTAACGGCGAGCGTATTGAATATATGGTTAAAGACGGTAACAGTTTACAACAGTTACGTAGAGGTACATTAGGTACAGGTGTTAGAGACATTCATAATGTAGGAGACGAGTTGTTTGATCAGGGATTCCAACAAACAATTCCATACCAAGATAAAACATTAGTTAATACATATGAAGGTGATGGCACTACATCAGAATTTACACTAGATTGGACTCCGGCTAGTGTTAATGAATTTGAAGTATTTGTTGGTGGCAAGCGTCAACGCAAGAATGCTATGTATATGTTTGACCCAACGGTTGATCAAGATTCACCAGAAGGTGACGTATTGCAACCAGCGCAATATAGCATTTTAGGTAATACAATGACGCTATTAACTGCACCAGCAGATGGAGTTCGAATAACAGTAATTAGAAGGGTTGGAAAAGTATGGAATGACCCTGGAAAAACACTAGGTAAGACAGAAAATGCTATCGCACAGTTCTTAAGAGCGGAAGAGGTTGACTTACCTAAATAAATACAATGTAGGAAAACACAAATGACAGATAATTTATTAGATAAAAACGGAGTGTTAGTGCAGGGTCATATTAAGATATATAACCCCGAGACTAGCGAAATTTACATTGATAAGCGCAATGCAATTCACTATGAGAATATGAGTATTGCACTTGCTGAATCATTGGCCAACGCAGGACAGGGATTTGTATACGAAATGGCATTTGGGAACGGTGGTACTAGTGTTGATCCTACAGGCATTATTACATACTTAACACCAAATAGCACTGGTACAAATGCTTCATTATACAACCAAACTTATAAAAAGGTTGTTGATGACAGATCAGCAAATAACGTAGATCCAAATAGAAACAAAATTGAAACACGACACGTTACAGGCACTAGTTATACAGATATCTTAGTAAGTTGTTTGTTAGACTACGGTGAACCAAACGGGCAAGAAGCAAACGATACTGCTACTAATACAGAAAGTTCATTTGTATTTGACGAACTAGGATTAGTAAGTTATAGTCCAACTGGTGACGGCAAACTTCTTACACACGTTATTTTCCATCCTGTACAAAAGTCGTTAAACAGATTAATTCAAATTGATTATACAGTTAGAGTACAATCATTAACTGGTTTTAACGAGGGGTAATTAGATGGCATATACTATTAACTACACTGACATTACTAATAAAGGTAGTATAGTCATTGAGGATAACACAGTTGATACGTCAACTAGTTTAAGTATCCCAGGAAGATTTACTACTGATTACGGTACGTTAATTGGTCAAAACTTTTTACAACTATTAGAAAACTTTTCAAATACAACAGCACCACAAAGACCAGTAGAAGGTCAGTTATGGTATGATACATCTATCGGTGTTAACATTCTTAAAATTTATGACGGCACTAACTGGATTGAAGCCGGAGGATTAAAAAGAGGTGAGTCAGCACCAGATGTTGCTAATTCAGTTGCTGGAGATTTATGGGCAGATACAGACAATCAACAGTTATATTTGTATACAGGTTCAGGTTGGATTTTAGTTGGTCCAGAATTTAGTGACGGTTTAGCCGCAGGTGTTCGACCTTCAACATTAACAGGAACAGACAACGTTAATTATACAGCACTTAAAGTTGAAATAGGCGGCAAAGTACTTGCCATTTATGCTACAAGTGCATTTACTCCAAAGGCAACAATACAAGGATTTAGTTCGCTGAAGGCAGGCTTTAATATGAGTTCTGCTGATATTACTGGCGCTGGTGTTGCAAAGTATTACGGTATTGCAGAAAAAGCAGAAAGTTTAATTATTGCTGGAGAGGCTAACCCTGTTTCAGCAGAAAATTTCTTAAGAGGCGATAAAGAGTCAATTTCTTCTAAAGGATTAATTATTAGAAATAACTCAGGTGTACAAGTTGGAAGTGATGCAGTTGTTCAAATTGGTATTGAAGGACAGAATGCAATTATTTCAAATAATACTTCTGGTGCAAACATTGACTTAAGAATTAATAATGCAGGTAACCTACAACCTGTTATCAGAATTGACTCAACACAAAAAGTTGGTATTAATAACTTATCACCAGCAGAAGCATTAGACGTAACTGGTAATGCTATTATTAGTAACAACCTTATTATTAATGGAATTGCAGAAGCAGTTAATATTTCAACAGGTGCTATTACAACAAAAGGCGGACTTGGTGTTGCTAAGAGTGCAAGGATTGGAAATGAATTAGAAGTAGGATCAACCGCAACGTTTGGCGGATCACTACTTCCAGATACATCAAACACAAGAAGCATTGGATCTGCAATATTAAAATTTGCAGAAGTTAATGCAAATACTTTTAAAGGTAACTTAGTAGGTAATGTAACTGGAACAGTTACAGGACGTTCAGGAAGTTCAGATAAACTTGCTTCAAGAACAACATTCCAAGTTACAGGTGACGTAACTGCTCCGAACATTATTTTTGACGGACAGTATACAGCACCAGGCGAAACTACACTAGTTAAAACATTTGATATTAGTGTTAATAGTACATTTGTTACTAATAAGCCAAACGTTCCAACATCGAGATTTGATGACGAACTTTTAATTAATAGACTTAATGACGAAAATGGTAGCGGAACAGGTCTTAAAAAAATATCAAGAAGTAACTTGTTTAGTGCATTACCAGTTAATCCAGTTGGAATGATAGTTCCATATGCAGGAGATAACAGTACAGCATCAGATTTAAATGGATGGTTATTATGTGACGGTAGAGAAGAATTTATTGTTGATTGGCCTCAATTGTATGAAATTATCGGAACAAAATATAAAGCAAATCCGGCGTTAGGTAAATTTGCATTACCAGACTTACGTGGTAGATTCCCGCTAGGCCAAGACAACATGGGTACACAACAAGGATCAGCAAATAGAGTTACTGATGCTAACGCTGATACACTTGGCGGCACAGCAGGATTTGAAAAGAAACCAATTAAAGTTGAAAACTTACCAGAACACGAACACGATTTACGTGGACCAAGTGGTACACAATATTACGTATCACGTGATGTTCAAGGTGCACCAGTAGATGCAGATGCTACAGTAGCCGATGCTCCAACAGGAACAAATGCAGGACAGAAGTTTCCATTCTCAGGAGGCGTGGTAAGTACAACAACAGTAGGACAAGATTTTGATATTATGAATCCTTACCTGGCTGTTAACTATCTAATTTACGCGGGGGCAAAATAATGGCATATCAGATTAACAAAACGAATGGTGATTTATTAGTAGAACTAGTTGATGGACAACTTAATACACAAACAACAGATATTTCTCTAATTGGTCGTAACTATTCAGGCTTTGGTGAATCTATTAATGAAAACTTTGTCAAGATGTTGGAAAACTTTACCAACACACAAGCACCTGCTAATCCTTTAACTGGACAATTATGGTACGACTCAAGCGAGTCACGTTTAAAATTATATGACGGCGCACAATTTAAAAGTGCCGGCGGACCTATTGTAAGTCCAACACAACCACAAATGGTTACAGGTGATCTTTGGATCGACAATTTAAACAACAAGTTATATTTCTATGATGGAACTGATTTAGTTCTTGTAGGACCTCCATATGCAAGTTCAGAAGGACTGTCGGGATTTTCAACCGAAACAGTTCTTGATAATACACAAAGTAACAGAACAATAGTAAAATTAAATGTAGGAGGTACAACAGAAGCAGTACTTTCTAATATTAGATTTACTCCAGATTCAAGTAATACTATTAATGGCATTAACGGCGCAGTTGAAAAAGGAATTAATATAATTAATGACGATTTTAAATTCCACGGAACAGCAACGTCAGCAGATACTATTATTAATGCACAAGGTATTAAGAAAAACGCATCACAGTTTTTACCTACAGATGCTAATGGTGTAACCAATGGAACAATTACTACTATTAATAACGGTGGTATTACAATTGGTCCAGAAGATAATATTGTTATTAAAATTGTAAATAACCAAACATTAATTGAAAATACAGTTCGTGATAGAAACTTAGAAATTAAAGTTAGAAAAGCAACAGGTTCCACAAGTGCAATTAAAGTTAATACTGCAAATAGTTATATAGGAATTTTTAATAATAATCCTCAAGCAACATTAGACGTTGGCGGTGATGTAAAAATTGCCGGTAACCTAACTATATCTGGCGAAACATTCCAAACAGATGTAGAAAACATGAGGATTCAGGATAAAAATATTGAACTTGCTATTGCAAGTGATAGTACATTATTAACAGATCCAGAAGTTGATAATGCTGGTTTTATTGTAAAAGCAACTCCGAACGATAAAGAGTTACTTTGGAAAAATACAACTAATTCTTGGACATCAAATGTTTATTGGGATTCAGACCTAGGGTACAAGTTAAACGGTAACACAGTGTTTAGTGGTACAGAAATGACTTACATTGCAAGTGCTCCTGATTTAACATCAGTTGGTACCCTTACTAACTTGAATGTAGATAATGTTAACATTAACGGAAACTTAATTTCATCAGTTGTACAACCTTTACAATTAACAAGTGCAACAGCAATTATTGAAATTGTTGATAGCAAAATAATTAGAGGATTAGGAACACCGGCACAAGATACAGATGCGGCAACAAAACTTTATGTTGATAATGCAATTGATAACGAAGGTGTAGTACTGGCATTAAACATTACTGGATTAGGATATGATCCAGCACAAGGTGGCGGAGCAACATTTGCGGCAAAAATTACAACATTGTTAGAAGAAATTGTTCCAGCAAGTACAAAGATTAATGGAGTTCAAGCAAAGATTCATGCAACAGATCAAACATCAGCATCAGCATTGTTTACTGCAAGTGATCTAAACACTGCATTAGAAGAGTCAACAGTTGAAGTTGATCATACTGTTTCAGCAAGTTCAAATCTTATTACGAGCATTATTAAAGGTACAACAACTACAATTACTACTAATGGTGTTCACAAATACACAGCAGGTAGACAAATTGATATTACAGGTGCTACAGTAAATAGCGGTACACCTATGGCTTCGCTAACTGGAACATTTACAGTAGACAGTGTATTGTCAACTACTGAAGCAATTATTTCTGCAAACACAAGTGGTGAAGCAGGAACATACGATGCTAATTCAGCAACAGCAACTAGAGTTTCTGAAGTAGGTAATGAGAACGAAAGTGTACTTAAAGACGTAGAATTTAGTGATGTTAACGGTGCAGTTAGTTTAACTGTTTCAAGATACAAACTAATTTGTACAGTAAACGGGGGCGTATGGACTTATACTAGCGGACAAAGTTCTGCGGTATAACGATAAATATATACAATAAAGGGGTTAGAAACTATGGCATATATTATTAATAAAACCGACGGTTCGCAGATTGCGGTAGTTGAAGACGGTACAGTCGATCAAACTACTAGTCTTAAACTAGTTGGTAAAAACTATGCTGGTTACGGTGAAATCCAGAACGAAAATTTCGTTCATTTACTAGAAAATTTTTCAAGTGCAAATTCACCATCCAGAGCAATAGCAGGTCAAATTTGGTTTGATTCAGGAGTAAGCAAACTAAAATTTTATGACGGCACAAAATTTAGAACAACTGGCGGTGCTGAAGTAAGTTCTTCACAACCATCAGGACTTACTGAAGGTGACTTTTGGTGGGATAATGCAAACAATCAGTTGTATGCAAACACAGGAACAGGTTTTATCCTAATTGGTCCACAATCACAAGGTGATACTTTAACTAGTTTTGTTACTGATACAGTAAGAGATATTTCACAAGCACAACGAACAGTTATTAAAGGTACTGTAAACGATGAAGTAGTTGTTGTACTTTCAGCGTCAGACTTTACGATTGACTCATCCGACCCCGACAATGCCATAACAGGATTTGATGTCATTCATAGAGGTATGACTATGAAGAACACAACAAACGCTACACAAGGTGTTACTTCAACTGCTCATAGATGGTGGGGAACTGCTACTAACTCAGAAAAATTAGGCGGAAGAGATGCAAGCGAATACGTTGTAAGTATTCCGGGACAAGAATCATCATTTACTGAAATTGTAAGATTTAGTGATACAGGCTTTACTGTTGGTGCATCAAATGATTTAAGAGTTTCAATTGAAAATGATAACCAAGGTGTTATTGCAAACGAAGTTGGAACTGTAATTAGATTTAAAGTTGACAACGATCAGTCACAAGTAACAGAACCAATGCAAATTAAAGCAGAAGGTATTGTTCCTGGTGCAAACAACACTTACAACTTAGGTAATACTAATAGCAAGTGGAACAACGTTTGGGCAACAACATTTAACGGTACAGCAACTACAGCAAACGCAATGGTAGTTGGTCAGAATAACAGAACAGCAAGTACTTCGGCTACTGCTGATACAGTTGCAGTTAGAGACAGTCAAGCAAATCTAAATGCAAACCTATTTAACGGTACTGCTACAACAGCACGTTACGCTGACTTGGCAGAGAAATACACAACTGATGACGAGTATCCAACAGGTACTATTATGGCAGTTAGTGATAATGAAGACTCAGAAACTACATGGTGCCAAATTGACGGAATGCCAATTGGTGTTATTTCTGCTAAACCTGCTTACTTAATGAATGCAGATGCAGAAGGTCAAGCGATTGCACTTAAAGGTAGAGTACCAGTAAGAGTTGTAGGACCTGTTAACAAAGGCGACAAACTATACGTAGGTGCTAACGGTACTGCACAAAAAGCCAACGAAGGCGAATTAGTAGGTGTTGCACTAGAGTCTAATGATAGACACGAAGAAAAATTAGTAGAAGTTGTACTAAAAGTTTAAAGGGAAGAAGTAAATGGCAGTTGTAACAGCGGCAAGGTATAATACATTACAAGCAAAGGTGGCTAACGTTTTAGGTAACGGAAGCGGTCAATTTGGATATGGACAAGTGTTAGCAAGTTCACAAGTAGCCGCAGAAACAGTTATCGATTCGACACACATGGCTGATCTGTACACTGATTTAGTTGCAACAAGAGTACACCAAGTTGGAAGTGTTCCACAGTCTATTGCAACAGTAGCGGCAGGCCAAGTTATCGAAGAAGATTCGGCTGATACCGGAACAGGTAGAGGTATTCTTCAATATGAAGATTTAGCAACTACTCTTGAAACAGATAAAGATTTAATTTATACTGTAGATACATCACAAAGCACAATTACTAATAGTAAAACTTCAAGTACTAGAACTACTTCATGGTCTGGTATTGTTGATCATGTTGTTACAGTTACTTTTGCAAGTGCTGATGCACGTAGACACTTCTTTAATGCAGGCGGAGAAATTCGTTTTACAGCAGACTTAGATCCTGATGTTTCAAACGGTAAGAACAACGATTGGAATAACTTATTATCATCAATGGGAACAGTTCTTTTTAAATCAGATGACTGTACTTCAAATGGTACTACTCCAGGAACTCCACAAGGTCTTGGAAACTTTGATTTAACATCAACTTATCAACTTGTATTTCAGAAAGACGGAACTGGTGTATATTCAATGAACGATTATAATATCAAAGCAAAAGAGAATACAACAGCACAAATTGAATTTTTAATTGAATTTAGAGACGACGATGTTGGTTCTGATGCTGGCGACTCAAATAATGATGGCGCAATTAACCCAATTGACGAAAGTGTAACTGGTACATTAGAGAGTGTAGTTGGCGAAAGATTACCAACTGGTCTTTATGTAGCATTAACTAGTCCAACATTTGCTACAACAAATAACTTAACATAAGAATTCCTACTACCTTAGGAACCGTGATGTTGCAAGGCGTCACACTAGAGTCACTTTTTAAGTGACTCTTTTTTTTTGACTGTAAATACAGTACTATGGACGAGAAGTTATCAAAAGCCCTTGAATTTGGCAATTATTCTGCTACACTAGAAAATCAAAAGCGTATGTTACAAGAAAAATTTGTAACAGATACGATTTATTTCTGCGCAGGTGGACAATTTACTATTACTAAAGAACTTATTAATTATTGCCAAACATTACTAGGTAGCGGACAAGAGTCGTTTATATTAATTGATGATAATAGTATTCCTATTGAAATACAAAGTATTGAAAAATTTAAAGAAGAAATTTTTGACAAGTACTTTGTTGCTCTTAATGAATATCATACGTCTTATCAAAAATTAACAAAAAGTAGGTCCGTTGACGGATTAGTAGAATGACAAATGGGATTCTTTTATTTGCATACAATAATGAACAAATAGATTACGTTGCTCAAGCGTGTTATCTAGCCAATCGTGTAAAACAGTACATGAACCTTCCTACTACTTTAGTTACTGATGATAAAGCAAGGGTTGAAAAATATTATAATGGTAATGAAGTATTTGATAACATTATAGAAGTTTCATCTATTAGATATAATAAAAAACGCTATCATGATGGAGCGTTGTCGTTCAAACTTCTTAACTTTAAGAATTTTAATAGAGATAATGCTTATAATGTTTCGCCATACGATCAAACACTAGTACTAGATACTGACTATATTATTTCCAATGACTTATTACTAAGTTGTTTTAATAGTGTTAATGACTTAATGGTTTATTCAAAGAGTCTTGATATTTCGGGATGGAGAGAAGCAGAAGAATTTGATTTAATAAGTGAAACTAGTATAAAATTTTATTGGGCCACAGTTGTGTTTTTTAGAAAAACAAAATCTAATAAAGTGTTCTTTGATCTAATAACACATATTAAAGAAAATTATGAACACTATCGAAACTTGTATCAACTTACTAACAGTGTTTATAGGAATGACTTTGCTTTTAGTATAGCAATACATATTATGGCAGGACACTATGGATCTGGATTCGTAAAAGAATTACCAGGAAAGATGATTTATAGTACAGGTAAAGATATCTTAGAAAAAATTAAAGATGATGAATTAACTTTATTAGTTGAAAAACAAAATAGATCGGGAGAGTATACCCTTTTAAAATCTAAAGGCTTAAACTTACACGTAATGAATAAGTTTAGTTTGAATAGGAACATTTCTAATGCCTAACTTTACTTTTCTTGCACAAAATAATGAACAAGACAATTATGTACGTCAAGCAGAATTACTAGCAATGAGTATTAGAAAAACTAATCCAGACAGTAAAATTTGCTTAATAACTAATGAAGACACTGAATGGATTAAAGAAGGACTGTTTGACGATATTGTACCTATTCCGTGGGAAGATAAAGCAGATGAGCACAAATGGAAAGTACAAAACAGATGGAAAATTTATCATGCTTGTCCATATGACGAAACTTTTGTATTAGATACAGACATGATAGTATGTCATAACTTAACACATTGGTGGAATTTAATGCAAAATTATGATGTATTTTATACAACTAATGTAACAGATTATAAACAGTGTAAACTTAATGTAACATACTATAGAAAAATGTTCGAAGCAAACAACTTACCAAACATTTATGTCGCATTACATTATTTTAAAAAGTCAGAATTTGCAAAACAGTTTTATACTTGTTTAGAAGAAGTAATGAAAAACTGGGAATACTATTATGAAAGGTATGCACCTAAGAAAATGCAAAAGTTTTTAAGCGTTGACGTATGTACAGCAATAGCAATTAGAGTGTTAGGTGTTGAACATATAGTTACAAATACTAAACTACCATTTCCTACGTTTGTACATATGAAACCGTATGCACAAAGTTGGAAAATACAAACAACAAAATGGCAAGACCGTGTTAGTTGCTTTATTGATGATAAACAACAACTTAAAATAGGTGGACATTTGCAGGACACAGTGTTTCATTATACTGAAAAAGATTTTACGGAGAAATATTATGACAGATTCAATAATTAATTTTCCAGTTAAAGTTCAGAAATTTAAAGAACATAGTGTTCTTAAAGAATTATTATTAACAGCAATTAATGAACAAAAAGAAGTAGAACATTTAATCGGACCTAATAATGATATTACTCGTTGTGATTGGCAACCTGCAAGATTTAATACTAACCGACGTTGGGTAAAGGATATAAAAGATCCGTTAACTGAACATATTGCAAAGTGGGCAGAGTCGTTTGGATATGCAAATTTTAAAGTGCTTGAAATTTGGTTTCAACAATATGCACAGAACAGTAAACACTCTTGGCACACACATGGCGGAAATTTTACGTGTGTGTATTATCTAGATTTGCCTAAAGATACTCCACGTACTCAGTGGATTAATCCTACAACTCTAAATGAAGAAACTTTTTGTGTTGCAGAAGGTGATATTATTATATTTCCAAGTTGGTTAATACATAGAGCACCACAAAATGAATCAAAAAATATGAAAACAATTATTTCATGGAACATTGAAGTTGGGATATCTGACTTCTACGGAGAAGGTCAATGACAATGTCTTGGAAAGAAGTTCCGTTAAAGCCATCACAAACTTGGCTTGATTTTGATTTAGATAGTGGTGTAATAAAAACTATCGGAGCAACACCGTTAAGTAAACATAGTATCGAAGTTGACTATGAGCAAGTTAAAGATTTAATTGAAGGTAAAGTATATTTTAAACACTTTTTAGTTCAATTTAATCCAACTAGCACAATGTATGAGTTGGTTAATAAGCACGACGAAAAGAAATACGAATATAACGTTAATTCTAGTTTATATAAAATACAAAAAACTAATAAAGCAGATATTATAATTTGTAAAAATTATAAAAAGAAACAATGGGAATTAAAGTTTGGTGATTTATTTGCAAAAACATTGCTCAAAAACAACGTTACATTACAAACAGTAAAGCATTTTAGTGTAGTAGAAAAGAATAACCCATTTGTACTATACAGAACATTAACATTCAATTTAGCGTCAAATAATTTAGTCTTGCAATTTAATGATAATGATGCTATAATAGAATTTGACATTTATACGAATAAACTTTTTAACAGTTATGGGATACAAATTGAACAAGATTAAGATACAAGATGTTGATATTATCTTTCTAAGTTATGATGAGCCTAATGCTGAAGAAAATTGGGCAGACTTACAACGGAAGATACCTTGGGCAAAACGTGTACACGGAGTAGAAGGATCAGATGCGGCACACAAAGCCTGTGCAGATTTATCTGAAACAAAACATTTTGTAACTGTAGATGGTGACACTATTGTCGACCCTAAGTTTATGCAAGTTGAATTAGACTTAGATAAGTTAGGTGTAGACGATGACTATCAATTTAGTTGGTGTGGTAAAATTGATGTTAACGGACTTATGTACGGCAATGGAAGTTTAAAGATGTGGACAAAAGATTTTGTTAAAAATATGAAGACACATGAAAACACTGACGGATCAGATGAAACAAGTATTGAATTTTGTTACTTTGACAACTATTATCAATTAAATGAAAACTATAGTAAAAGTATTATTACAGCAACTCCACATCAAGCATGGAGAGCAGGATTCCGTGAAGGCGTTAAAATGAGTCTGGATAGGGGAAAGCCAACAGAAGATATTAATTCATTATGGTGGCAAAATAGACACAGACTTTTTATTTGGCAAATGGTAGGTTGTGATGTTCCTAATGGTATCTGGGCGGTATATGGCGCACGACTTGGAACATATATGAATATGTGTACAGATTGGGATCATACACAGACAAGAGACTTTACTTACCTCAATGAGTTATGGAAAGAACACGAGACTGTTACAGTCGCAGAAGAATGTAAAGAACTAGGAAAGAAATTAATTAATGAATTAGAATTACCTATTGCCGTTGTTCCGTTTGATAAATTACAAAGTGAATTTTTTAAGACAGTATACATAAACGGCGATAGAGTAATTAGGCGTAAATGAAAATAAGATATTATCATAATATTGATGGTTGGCGTTGGCTAGGATTTGTATTAGCAATGGTTAGTGCATTTTTATTAAGTGGCGGTAATCCTGCAATACAATGGTTAGGATGGGGCATCGCTTGCTTTAGTTGTAGCATATGGATTTACATGGGATGGAAAGATGGTGATACTCCTAGGGCATTAATGGAGTTAATGTATTTGCTTCTTGCTATAAGAGGCGTTTGGAATTGGATTCAATGAGTGAATTAGACAGAATTAAAACAGTAATGCCAGAAATTGATAAAATTTCTCCTTCATTCTGCTTGGCTAAATGGCATCATGTTACTATCTATTTGCAAACAGGCGAAACACACAGTTGTTATCATCCAGCACCTCACAAGATTCCTTTAGAAGGATTAATAGATAATCCAAGCCAATTGCATAATACTCCGCAAAAGAAACTCGAACGTAGAGAAATGTTAGCAGGATTAAAACCTAGTGGTTGTCAATACTGTTGGAACATTGAATGTATGGGTAAAGATTACATTAGCGATAGACATATTAAAACAGCAAGTATTCATACACCAGAACGTATTGAAGAAATTACAAGTAATCCTTGGGACTATAATATTAATCCCGAATATATTGAAGTAAACTTTAGTAATGAGTGTAATTTTAAATGCGGTTATTGTCATCCTAAGTTTAGTAGTAGATATTGGAACGAAATTAAACAACACGGACCATATAAAGATAGTACAGCACATCGTAACGATATTGACTGGATAGAATTATATGAAGAAGAATCTAATCCTTATGTAGAAGCATGGTGGAAATGGTGGCCTGAAGTTAGTAAGACATTGAACATCTTACGTGTTACAGGTGGAGAGCCTTTGATGCATAAAAGTACTTGGAGGCTTTTTGAAGAATTAAAATCAAATCCAAAGCCGCATTTAAATATTGAACTTAACAGCAATATGGGTGTAAAGCCTGCACTAGTTAAAAAATTAACACAAGTCGTAAAAGAACTTAGAGAAACTAATTGTATTGCAAGTTTTAAATTATATACAAGTATAGATACATGGAGTAACCGTGCAGAATATACACGTACTGGATTAGATTTAAAAATTTGGGAAACAAATTTAGATTATTATCTATCCAACACACCCTGGCCTGTAACATTTATGATTACATTTAACATATTCTCTGTTACAAGTTTCAGTTCTTTGTTAGAAAAAATATTAGAATGGCGTAAAAAATATAATACAGATGAACAAACAAAATGGCAACGTATAAGGTTTGATACGCCATACCTAACTGATCCTATTCAGTTTGATATAAACATACTTCCTAAAGATGAATTCATGCCTTATATGAAAAAGCACTTAGAGTTTATTGTTAATAATTTAGATGACACAAACAGAACTAAATTTAGTAGTTTGGAATATGAAAGATTTAGGAGAGTAGTTGACTATATGGAAACAACAAACTATTCTGAGAAAAAACTATTAAACGGAAGAAAAAACTTTCATACATGGTTTAGAGAATACGATAAAAGACGCAATACTAATCTTGTAGAAACGTTTCCTGAATTTAAAGAATTTTACAATTTTTGTAAAACTTGCTAACTAATTTCTGATTGTGTATTAATACGTCTTCTATATCTTGTAAGTTACAATCATTATTAGCAATGTGTTCAATTAATTCAAAAATAGCAATTAACCTATCTGTAGGATTTTCAATACTGTCGTAGTCTTCACTCCACAAACTATCAAATGTTTTAAATCCAAGTTCTTTAATATATTTTAAAGTATGCGGCGGTCCAACCATAACAAACGGTCTACCATATAACATTGCATTAAATGTTTTTTCACTAAAGTTAGCAGTAGGTTGTGCAAAACGTGTTTCGTTAACAATAGCACACATACTATCTAAATAAAATGCTTCTAGTCCTCTACCTTGAGGAGCAAACACAGGCCATTGCTTCATGCTGGCATCAGTTGTTTTTGCATTTTTATAATCTAATACATATGGAATATTTTGATTTAATGTATCGATATTTTGTTTAATTATTGTTTCGTAATTAGTACCACTCCATTTGTCTAGTTCAATCCAAGTGCGGTCCATTAATAATTCATAGTTAGTTTTAAAGTTCCAACTTAAATAACAATCTTTGTCTACAAGAAATGCAGATAGTAAATGACGATGTTTAGTATAACGCCAGTTTGGACAAATAAATTTTTTATTATAATTTAAATCAAGTGTAGTATTACCACCACAAAAGAAATCACGTAAAAATATATCCATGCAAAATAAGTTTAATGTTGGATAATTTTTAGCATAATATTTTTGTATATTATAATCTCCTGTATATACATTGATATTTTTAATACTGTTCTTTTGTTGCCAATTAACAATACTATCTAATTCGTCTGCATAAAGATTATCAAATGTATTAAATTCACTATAGAAATGGTTGTTATGGATCGTATCTTTTATATATGGACTAACAGGCTCGTACAAGTAGATATCAACACCCTTACTTAATTTTTTATATGTTTTAGGAGACAGTTCTAAACTGTCAAACTGTTTGATATGATTAGTACCTGTGTAAACAAAAGTAGGACGAGTTGTATCTTTTAATAAAGATTCACGGAATAGTTCAGTTAACATTCCTTTATCTTTGTTGCGTATATTTTTCTGTGGAATATTTTTCCAGAATAAGTCCTGGACAAACATTAGTAACTTCCTGTAATTTGTAAAGTGTATCTTGGATCTACGCCAATGTTACTTGCGGCGTGTGGAGCATCGGCATCCCATAAAACATATTCTCCTGCTTTATAGTTTACAACACCAATACCTTCTACTTCAAAGTAATGACCTGGTTTCCAATCTTCTAAAAATACAATAGCACGTCTTACATTTTTTCGTTCTTGATTAAACACACGACAATATGTATTAAAATGATCAACGTGTGTAGGCATAATATCTAATGTATCCATTCTATAAAACACAAATCCAGGATTATGTAAATTTAATAATGATGCAACTTTTTCTACCCATTCAGGCATTGGATTTTTACTGTCATACATTTTGCCTGTTGTAGTAGTATGTGTATATCCTTGTTCACGCCAAGCATCTGCTTCTTCACCTGTAATAGGTTGTCTAACGTAATTAAAATCTTTGAAATCATCATTCCAAAGTTTGCTAATAATCCCTCTATAAAACATCTCTATGTGTATCCAGTGTTACGCAGTGAAATCCACCGCCAAGTGTTCTTTGATGTCTTGTTGGCAACATAGCACAATCAATACCTTGTGCTTCAAGAACTTTACGTAGTGGCTCCTGATGTTTCTCAAGTGCTACTAACTTAGTATTTACACTAAACAAGTTCATATTAATCCATGTACTTGCATTACACCATTTAGGATAGTGACCGATATCAACAGGTTCAGGACACCATAATATATCCCAGTTTCTAAAAGGTTCTGGCAAATCGTCTTTACTTTTAATCCTACTTGGGTTAGCAAGTAATAATCCTTCACGTAAGAATGCTATAGTACTATCAATATGCATATAACTATAAACGTCTTGTAATAAATGCACTTTGGCTCTATCACCTAATGCATCTTGCAGTAGTGTTGCACCTAGTTTATTTCCGCTATTACTTACAAGATATAAAACGTGATCGTTAGCACGAATAACATTTGCGGCATCGAAAGCAGGTTCAAATTCGTTTAATGCAAGTATGTCTTTATTGCCAATGCAGTCAGTGTTATACAATGCACTTTCGTAATAACAACGTATTTCTTTAGGATTATTTAAATGTTTTTCAAATGCTTTCCATTCGCCTTTTCTTGCACGAATAGGCATAGGTGTTGCAAGTGTTAAATCTCCATGTACAAATACACTATCTCGAGGACAATAATTATAATAATTACAATCAGTAGCATCTGGCCGTACAACCTCAACTGATTCTCCTTTTAAAAAATCTACAAAAACTTCTAAATCTTCATTTGCTTCATCGATAACTTGTTGCGGATAAGAGCCTTTAATAATTTCTGTTTCGTCAGATTTATCTGCAAAGTTTACACAGCGTAAACTAATATCAATGTCATTTGGAATTTTAGCATTATCTGCAATTCCTACAATTACTTTACGAAGTTGTCCCCATTCGTTACTAGACATATGATTTACGTCCTTTCCAATGTTCTAAAATTAAATCTTCTAATTCAAGATTACTCATTCGAGAATTTTCGCCTTTTAATTGTTGAATAATTATTTCCATGTTAGAACACCAGTCTTTTGTTGATTGTTTTAAATGATATCCAAGACTTGGATAAATTGTATTTTCCACATAATCCAAATGTTCTAGTACACTAGGGTGTGAGTCATCTTGATATACGCATTTTGTTTTAGGAAATATATTATTTGAACCTGGCAAATGATTTGGAACACTTGTAATATGCCCATTAAAAATATCTTGTGTAAATTGTTTTATATAAGCATTGCCTTGTAATATAGCAGTTTCGTTTCTTATGTCGTCGTTTTCTACACTCCAGTGTTTTTGTAGGTATTCGTTTGAATAATAATCACTGTTTAGTATGTTGCCTTCAGTAATCCATTTTTCGTCTTTAAGTAAATCAACTCTAGTCCAACTACTCCAAACTATACAAATAATATCTTCTGTCTGAAAACTATGTTTGCGATTTGCTTCCACTAGTCTACAAGCAATGCCCTGATTCCCCATACCTGCTTTTCCATAGTTATGATTTTCACAGCCTAAATCTTTTGCAACAATATCACTCCATGTAGGCCAAATGTATTCGGTATACGAGCAACCAAAAGTAAACAATCTCATTTAAAAACATCCATATCTGGCAGATACGGATAATCATCACTACTCCATATTTTGCCTTTTTCTAAATCGTTAATTTTATCTAAACCAAGTTGTGCAGTTTCTGGAGTCATATAATAATGATATCCTACAAATTTAATATTTTGTTCCGCCCAAGGTTTGTCGTCTGTTCGTCCATCATATGCCATTTGTTTTAGAATATTATAATCTCTCTCACTAGGACAAAGTATTGCACCGCCTCTGCCTAAACTTAATGCTTTTTTATATTGAAAACTTAAACACATAAACATATTATTAATGTATGAGTGTCTTTCAAACATTGTAGCCGCATCGATTATTCTTGTATTACCTAGAGGATAAGATCTAGTCCATTCAATGTCTTGAAATTCCCAATCAAGGCCGAGTTTTTCTAAGGTAAAGGGTATGCTAATATATGTCCTACTTGGAACAGTAATTTTAGTTTGTGGCTGTAAGTATCTTAGGCTCAACTCAATAGCATGAGTGCAACTATCTACAGCAACAGCATAAGGAGAACCATAGTACTCTGCTATTGCTTTTTCAAATTTATTGACGGTTTCAAACATACACATATTTATATACGCAGATAATAAGTATAAGTGTGAGTGAAATGAGTTATAACAACATCGTTATGTGGTCAAAGCATTGGAGTCTAACCAACTTCTTGAAGACTATTGACAATAATCCAAATTCTAATATTGTAATATTAGGTGCAGAAGAATTTAGTATGTTAGGTTGGGAAAATTATCCTAATCAAAAAAAAGTTAATAAGCATATTAAAGGAAAGAATGTTCATTTTGTTGCAGGACATTTTGGAGGCAACAATAACTTTTGGCCTAAGTATGGAAATTTGATTGTTTGGAAAAGTTTTTGGCCGGCAAACACAGTTTACGAATTTAACAAATTTAATCATTCAATTTCTAATAAAGATATATCAATTCCATTTATTAGTATGAACAACCAACCTTGGCAACATCGTTGTCTAATGATGGATACACTTGCAAAACATAACTTAATTGATAAGGGTAGTATTAGTTGGAATAATCTTATTAATGATTATGATTGGAAGTATTGGAAACAAGAACGATTAATTATTGATAAAGAGTATGCTAGTACAACTGCTCAATACAGTACGTTGCCAAATGATTATAATTTTAGTTTAGTAAGTCTAGTTAATGAATCAACAATGGAAACAATGTTTCCTACAGAAAAGACTTACGCTCCTATATATTATAAGAAACCATTTTTGGTTTTTAGTGTACAAAACTATCACAAGATGTTAAGTGAAGAATTTGGATTTGAAATGTATGATGAATTATTTGATTATAGTTTTGATTCAGAGCCAAATCAAGAAAAACGTGCAGATATGATTGCAATTCAAATTAGAAATTTAGTTAATCAAAACTATAACGATCTTTATAAAAAGGTTGCACAAAAAGTAGAAAGAAACTATAATAAACTAATAGATATTAGTTTAGATAAAAGTCGTGTTCCAAAAATTGTATTGGAATGCGGTGCGTATAAAAAATTAATTGAGGTTATGAAATGAGTATTATTGGATATATTGGTGTAGGTAAATTAGGTGTACCCTGTGCTGAGGAAATTGTTAAGAAAGGTCATAAAGTAAATGGATATGACATTTCGCCAATTGTTTCTGATTTAATTAATCAGAAAGACACTATTGAAGAAACTGTTAAAGATGCTGATATTGTATTTGTTGCTGTTCCAACACCTCACGATCCTGCATATGATGGGAAACGTCCGACAAGTCATTTAGAACCTAAGGATTTTAATTACGACATTGTTAATACAGTATTAGAAGAGGCAAACAAATATATGAATAAAAAACAGTTGCTTGTTTTAATATCAACTGTATTACCTGGAACAACACGTAGAGAATTTGTACAACGTGTAACTAATACTAGATTTGTTTATAATCCTTACTTAATTGCAATGGGTACTGTAGGTTGGGATATGATTAATCCCGAGATGATTATGATCGGTACTGACGACGGTAGTGAAACTGGCGATGCAAAACAGTTACGTGATTTTTATGATACCATAATGGAAAATAATCCTCGTTATGTAATTGGAACATATGATGAGTGCGAATGTATCAAAGTATTTTATAACACATTTATTTCAACAAAACTAAGTCTTGTTAATATGATTCAAGATGTAGCCGAACGTCAAGGAAATATTAATGTTGACGTAGTTACTAAAGCACTTGCTGAATCAACAATGCGTATTATGAGTGATCGTTATATGACAGCCGGCATGGGAGATGGCGGAAGTTGCCATCCAAGAGATAACATCGCTTTACGTTTTATGGCAAAAGAACTTAATCTTGATTATGATATATTTGATAGCATTATGACAGCAAGAGAAGTGCAAGCAAAGAACCTTGCTAAATTTGTTGTTAAAACAAAAGAGAAATATGGTGGAAGTATTTTGTTAAATGGAGTTTCTTACAAACCGGGTGTTTCTTATACTGACGGAAGTTATGCATTATTAGTAGATTACTACATTCGAGAACTGGGTGAATCGGCAATTTACATTGATCCGTTAGTATCTGAAATCCCAAGTAGTGCATACAATCCTACTGGAGTAATTTTATTGTGCCATCCAGAACCATATGTAGAGTATGGAACAGATTCTGTGTTTATCGACCCTTGGAGACAAATGAAACCTGACTCTAACTATATGGTTATTCATTACGGGAATACAAGAAAGAAATGATTTATTCAAAGTCTAAACCTTTATTATATTTTGAGGAAGTTGCAGGAAAGTCATTACATTGGTATTGCGGAGATGATTCTGAAAACTATGTAATACATAATAAACCAGATTGGAAATATTATTCTACTGCTGACAAGTTAGATTACACTTTTAATAGTTTAGGTTATAGAACTAAAGAGTTAGACAAATTAGATAATGACTATATTCTTGTTTTTGGATGTAGTTATACTGAAGGCGTTGGGTTATTTGAAAACGAACTATGGTGTAATATATTAGGTAAAGATTTAAACATTGACGTTGTTAACTTAGCCAAAGCAGGTACTGGACCTGACATTATTAATATTAACACACAATTATTTGTTAAAAATAAATTTGTTAAACCTCGTGCAGTTGTAATACAATGGCCACAAGCATCAAGAAAAAGTTTTGGTTATATAGAACGTGAAGGACTATTTAAAAAAGCAATTAGATTAGAAGATAGAAATATTCAATGGTCTAATGTTTTAGACGAACCGGCTGACACTTACGAAATGTTAGATTCTCAGTGGTATTTTAAACGTTGGGCGTTAGAAGACGGTCAAATGTTATTTGAAAATAGTTTACATATTAATAGTGTAAACAACTTATGGAACGCACTAGGCGTTCCAGTCTTTCATTGGACCTTCCAAGGAGACTTTGCTACTTCTTATGATAAGGATATGTTTGCTAAACTTAATTTAAAAAATGAAGATAGAGCCAGAGACAATGCACATGACGGTCCGTTGATTCATCAGGAAGTAGTAGATAAAATTAGGGATAACGTAAGATGTATGATATAGTTTTTATTAGTTATGGTGAGCCTCATGCTGATCAGAACTTTGAATTTTTAAAAAGTAAATTTCCAATGGCAAAGCGTGTAAAAGATATAGAAGGAATACATCAAGCACATATACTTGCGGCAAAGAAATGTTTTACTAAAATGTTTTGGGTAGTGGATGGCGATGCAGTATTGCAAAACGATTTTAATTTTGATTACGAGGTTTCCGAGTGGGATTTAGAAACAGTTCATGTATGGAGAAGTCTAAATCCTGTAAACAACTTGGAATATGGATACGGTGGGGTTAAACTTCTCCCTAGATCACTCACACTGAACATGGACACCACCGTACCCGACATGACAACAAGTATTAGTAGTAAGTTTAAAGCAATGCCTGAAATAAGCAACATGACTGTTTTTGACACCGACGAGTTTGCAACTTGGAAGAGTGCGTTTAGAGAATGTGCAAAATTAGCAAGTAGATCTATTAAAGGCCAAGTAGATGAAGAAACAGAAAAGCGTTTAGAAACTTGGTGTACTGTAGGAAACGGACAATACGGCAAATATGCTATTCATGGTGCTCTAATAGGAAAACATTGGGGAGAACAATATAAAGATGACAAAGAAATGTTATATAAAATTAATGATTTTAAATGGTTAAAAGAACAATTTAATGACTATAGCGATTCCATTTAAAGATATTAACAAGTTCGGTCAACGCACAATGTTAGACACACAGTTGTTTAATGTTAGTTGGATACTTGGACGTTTTTGTAATTACAAATGTAGTTACTGCTGGCCATATGCTAATACAGATAAACCTGATCATCAAGACTTAACCGTTTATAAAAATACTATTGATGAAATAAAACGTCAAGCACGAGAAAATGGATTCACTGATTTTCATTTTAGTTTTAGCGGAGGAGAACCTACTGCCTATAAATACTTTGGGGAGATTATAGATCATTACTGTAGTGATACAGTACCTGAATATCAAAGTATACACATGACTACAAATTTGTCACCGGGCAGTAAGTGGTGGAATACTTTTATAAAGAATACTAAGAGTTTACAACGTCGAAGTGTTACAGCAAGTTTCCATGCAGAGTTTGCTAATGAACAAGAGTTTGGAGATAAATGTCTTCAATTAATGAAGGACGGAGTATATGTTACAATTAATCAAGTTATGGTTCCAGAGCAGTTTGACGAGTATCTTGAAAGATGTCAAAGATTTGCCGACAGAGGAATCAATGTTACGGTTAAGCCGCAATCAGATCCTACTGCGTCATTTGTGGTCAATAGTTACACGGAAGAACAGTTAAAAATTATGCAACAAGGATTTCCACAACATATACAAGATGAGGAAGTCTATCAGATTAAATTAACAGATGGCATAAAGGAATATTATTTAGATCAAGCAGAACGCTTTAATGCTTTTGACTTTAACAAGTTTAAAGGTTGGACTTGCAATGCAGGGTATCAAAGTTGTATTATACGCGGTAATGAAGTTAAGAGAGCATACAGTTGTAAGGAAGAACCCTTAGGCACGCTACAAGACGGTTTTACGCTGTTTAAAGCACCATCTAAGTGCGTTACTGATACTTGTGTAAGTAGTGCAGATAGCAAAATACCAAAGGTTCAACGATGAAAATAGATATCGAAGACATAAAATTTTGGATGGATGCAATTCGTAACAGCGAAGATAGAGATAGAATGCTAGATAGTTTTTGGGGAGGACAACTATTTTCTAAAAGATGGTTAGTAGAGCATTTAGAAAAAATTTGTAGAATTCAAAATGCAAGTATAGTAATTCATGGCGGCTGGAATGGTGTATTAGCAAGTATGCTTTTTAATAGTAGTGTAGGTATTAAACGTATTATCAGTGTTGACATTGATCCTAAGTGTGAACAAATTGCATATACTATTAATAAAAGACATGAAATTGATGGAAAATTTAAAGCAGTAACTTGTGATATGGCAGAATATGAATATGAGTTCCATCCTGATATTATTATTAATACTAGTTGTGAACATATTACACAAGAAACTTATGACAAGTGGTTAGAAAATATTCCTAACACTCCTACAATTATATTACAAAGTAATAATTATAATAAGTTAGAAGAACATATTAATTGTGTTAATAGTATTGAAGAGTTTAAAGATAAATCTAATTTACATGATGTAACAGGCTTAGAATATAAACCACCTCATGTTGAATACACACGATTTATGTTAGTAGGAAGACCTTAATGTATAAACTAAACGAAATACGAGCAATCCATTTAGAAGTTACATCAAAGTGTCAAGCCTCTTGTCCTATGTGTGCTAGAAATTTACAAGGCGGCATACTAAATCCCTTCCTTAAATTAAACGAAGTTGATCTAGGAACTTTTGTTAACTGGATACCGAGAGATATTGTACGTCAACTAGATCGTTTGTATATGTGTGGTAACTTTGGCGATCCTATTATTGCAAAAGATACACTTGAAATATTTAAGTATCTACGTGAAACAAACGAGTCAATTAATTTAAGTATGAATACAAACGGCAGTGCTAGAGATCCTAAATGGTTTAAAGACCTTGCTAAACTAAATGTACGTGTTCGATTTGGTATTGACGGATTACAAGATACACATAGCAAATATCGCATTGGTACAGACTGGAATAAAATTATAGAAAACGCAAGGGCATTTATTAATGCTGGTGGATATGCTATTTGGGATATGTTAATTTTTAGTCATAATGCTCATCAAGTTGATGCTTGTAGAGATCTAGCAGGTACAATAGGCTTTAAAGAATTTTATAGTAAAAATACAAGTAGGTTTAGAGATGACGAATTACCTGTACTTGATAAAAATGGAAAACAAGTAGATGTATTATATCCAACAGAAAAAAGTACAGAACAAAAAGATAAAATTAAACAAGTAAAAGCCTCAGAAGAAGTTTGTACTATCAAATGTAAAGTAAAAGAAGAACGTGCAATTTATATAGGTGCTAATGGAAACTTATTACCTTGTTGCTGGCTGGACCATGATTATATACAACCTACATCAACAAGTAGAATTGACTTTTTAAATCATTTTGCAAATTACCCTAATTTGCATAGGAATACTATGCAAGAAGTGTTTTCTTCAAACTTCTTTAATAAAATAGAACAAGGTTGGAAAACTAATCCATTAAAAGAATGTAAAAAACAGTGTGGAACATATGACAGATTCAAAGAACAATTCAACTAAAACATTTTGTCCTTTACCGTGGATACACTTAGCAACTCGTCCCAACGGCGATGTGCGTGTATGCTGTACTGCTAATGCCAGTGGCGCAGGTGTAACTGACGACAAAGAAGTTGGACTTGTAAAACGTGATGGTGTTGCAATGAACGTTCGAGATCATACTATTGAAGAAGTATGGAACAGTGAACATATGCGTAATACTAGATTACAAATGTTAAATGGTGAAGTGCCTGCAAGTTGTCGCAAATGCTTTGAAGAAGAATCAAAAGGAATTAAAAGTAAACGTAACTGGGAAACAGAAGTTTGGAAAGAACGTATTGATGTTGACAGCATAGTAGCACAAACTAATGATGACGGAAGTTTACCTGTAAACATTCCTTATTTTGATTTACGTTTAGGTAATATGTGTAATCTTAAATGTGTGATGTGTAGCCCGCACGATAGTTCAAGTTGGATTAAAGACTGGAAGTTACAATATCCGCAATATAAAAATCCTCAACTAAAAGAAGACCAAGGGTGGAATCCTAACTTTGATTATACTTGGTATAAGAAAGGTAGTTTTCTTGACAGTATGAAAAATCAAGCACAGCATATTAAAGAGTTATATTTTGCCGGCGGTGAACCTTTAATGATTCCAGAGCATTATGATATACTTGAATTTATGGTTGCTGAAGGCCATGCAAAAAATTGCATACTCCGATACAATTCAAATGGTACAGAAATTAATGATACAATATTAAAATTATGGACTAACTTTAAACAGGTTAAATTTAATTTTAGCATTGATGCTATTCACGAACGTAATGATTATATAAGATATCCTAGTAAGTTTAAACAAATTGAACAAAACTTAAAACTATTAGACGATACTCCAGATAATATTATAATTAATATTGCTTGTGCAGTACAAGCATTGAACGTACATCATATTGTAGATTTAGCAGAATGGAAACTACAACAAAATTTTAAAAAGATTAATAAAGCACCATTCGGCGCAGGAATAATAGGATTACATTTAGTTTACTTACCTAGTTATATGAACGTTAGAGTATTGCCCAAAGAGATTAAAGAGAAAGTATCTGCAAAGATAACTAACTTTGCAACACATTTTTTACGTGACTTTGAGTTTAATACAAACCCTTATGGTAAAGAACGTTGGTTAGGACTTGTTAATTATATGAATGCAGAAGATTGGAGCCACAAACTTCCTGCATTACAAGAGTATTTAAAAATTAGTGATAAAACTAGGGAACAAGACTTTGTTAGTGTGTTTCCTGAATTGGAGATAGTATATGGACCAAACTGAAATTGAAAGAGCATTGCGTTGGCAAAGCCTAGTCAACTTGGGTCATCAAGTTAAACTTAAATGGCATATCAATCATCACGCTGTTGAACAACAACTAGAGCAGTTTAAAGATAACTGGTGTCCTTATAATGCTAAGAAAGATACACATAACAATAGATGGGGATTACCAGTAACTAGTCACACAGGCGATGTTATGGACAATTACCATTTGAATAGTTTTGGACATATGCAAAAATATCATGATGTTGAAATGAAGGAAGAAAACTTTAACACTCCTACAGAAGTATATCATAAGATCCCCGAACTTAAAAAAATAGTAGATATATTCTCACCCGACATTGGGCGTGTACATTTATTACGTATAGATCAAGGCGGATTCTTCCCACCACATAGAGATTTTCACGGAACTAGTCCAGAATACTTTAGACTGTTAGTTGTGTTTGGAAGATGTAGTCCTGAAAACTATGTACAGATGTTAGACGGTAAACCTTTGTACCCAGAAGCAGGATATGTGTACTTTACAAACTTTCAACTAGATCACAGTGTGTTTAGTTTTAGCGATAACTTGTATAGTCTTATTTTGACAGTAAAACTAAACGAGCGCACACAGAAACTTATACTAGATAACACAATGGCAGAATGAAATTAACTTACCAAGACATAGCAAAAGAAAACTGGTTCCTTGTTAGTTGGACATTAAGTAACAAGTGTAACTATCGCTGTTCCTATTGTCCTGATCATCTACATAACGGTAGTACAGGTCAACCTCAATGGGAAACAGTAAAACGATTTGTTGAAAATTTCAAAGTTACAGGTAAAAATATTTGTTATAGATTAAGTGGCGGTGAACCTACACATTGGAAACATTTTTTAGATCTTGCTAAATTGATAAAAAACCAAGGACACACTTTTAGTTTTTTAACTAACGGTAGTAAAAGTGTAGATTATTATAAAATAATTTCACAATATACAGATGGATATATTATTTCATATCATCCTGAATACGCAGATCTAGAACATATTAAAAAAGTAATACAAAAAAGTTACTGTCCTGTATTTGTTAATCTAATGTTGGCCCCTGAGAACTTTGATGAAATGTTTAACATTGCAGAAGAAATTTATTTAAGTAGTGATAATGTTAGCGTATGGCCTAAAATTATTTTAGATAAATCTAATATAGATGCAATTACAAATACTCCAGCAAAATATACACAGGAACAATTAGATACAATTAAAAATTGGCCTTTCTTTAGTCAACTTCCAGATACACATTTACATAGAGGCGAATTATTTTTAGATGAACAACCAGTTACTGCAAATGATTTAATAGCCAATGATCAAAATAAATTTTATGGTTGGAAATGTTGGGCCGGACTACATATGATTAATGTTGATATGTGGGGTAACATATATAGAGCAGATTGTAAAGAAGGCGGCGCATTAGGAAACATTGAGCGTTATAAGTTACCAACTGAAACAGTACAATGCGGTAAACAAGTATGTGCTTGTTTAAGCGATATCTATTTAAGAAAAGAGAGTGTCTAGTTCAGGACAAACATCTAGTACGTTTGTACCTCTCAACTTATCAAGTTCTACAGTAAATTCAATAAACTTTTCTAAGTTATTAGGATCATAGTTTTCTGTATATTCAGTCTTATCTAAAATAAACGTTGGAAGAATTGTTGGATTAAGATATGCAGGCGTTGTAACTACGTTGTTAAGATATAATTCATAATTGTCTTTGCGTACATTTTCAAACCAACTTCGAATTTCATCTAAGTGACAAACATTATAAGTCATTACAGTTCCAGCAAAAATAACACGATCCATTTTATCAAAGTGTTTTAGATTTTCTTCAAATTGCTCAAATGTAAAGTTATTACCGCCTCGAATGTACTCGTATAATTTACCTACACCTTCAATACTAATGTGCCATTTAGTTTCTTTAAACTGTTGTGCAAGTTCGTCAAACTCTAAATCAACAATAGTACCGTTTGTACTAATATCAAGTGTAATATTTTTAGAAAGATCTAATTCGATTAGTTTTTGCATTATTTGTTTGTTTGCCGGTTCCATATAAGGTTCGCCGCCTTTAATATTAACATACTGCAAGTTCTTAAAATATTCTGGATATTCAAATAATCTATCAACGATATCCGGCGATAGATTTCTATAACCAAAATCTGGCTCATGTATAGGACGTTGAATTCCTAATGAATCAAGTTTAAGATCCTCTTTGATCCAAGCAGTTGAGTTTACCCCACTACACATACGACATTTTAAATTACAAACATTACTCATATTAAATTCTAAAAAGTAAATGTCATTCTTACCTTTGCTTTCTGGTTTAAGCATAGGATTTAATACTTGTTCAAAAAACTTACGCCTGCTATGTCCGTTGGTACTTTCTTTTGCCGTACATTGTAAACAGTTGCTAGGAAACTCTCCGGTTGCAATTATTTGTTGTGTTAATATTAATCCAGGATGACGAAGTATTGTTGGCAAATCATCTTTAAGTAAATTTCCGTGACGACCTGTGTAAACACAATCAGGTACAACGTCACCGTTGAAACGTATACTTAAGGCGTGCCAAGGAGCGTAACAGTTCATAGTACAGCCACCGTTTCTATGTCCAACCAATCGTTAACAGTAACTAGTGTTGAACTATCATCGTGTGTATTATAAACGATTGTGTGTATTTTGTCTTTGTAAATTACAGGACGCCCAAACATTAAATTATCTGGATATGTTTTTGAAATCCATATTCCGTTAGGGTCTACTTTATATAAAGAACATCCAGGAGTTCCTGCTGGTAAGAAATAAGCATAGCCTTTAAAAGCAATACCGCTACGATATCTAAACTTACCACCGTAAGTTTCTTTTATACTAAATTGAAAACTTTCTTTAGTAACAGTATTAAACACTACACCTTTATTACTTTCTCCATGTTCTGTTCCGTATGGTAATCCAATAATAACATCGTCAACTAGTACTTGTGCATTATATTTTTTAGCAAAGTCGTCAACATTTAATTTATGTAGTTGGCATTCTTTTGTTTTTGTATCAAACTCAATTACTTCGTTTAGTCCTGGAGTTTCTCCGAACGGTAAACTAAAAAGTTTATCACCTACAACAACAGCATCGGTATACTTGCGTGATACTTCTGGTAAGTCTAGTTTGTGCTTAATTACTTTCTTGCCATTAAACTCTAGTATGTTTGAATAGTGAACACTTTCACCTCTTGGCATACTGTAATAACTTCCGTTACAATACACGGTACCCATATGTGCTTTCTTTTCGTTTGTATCTACTTCAACGGTTTTAACTTTATTGTCTTTGATATAAATTAAGAATTGTGTATCTTCGTAGCCTAGAGGAAAACTACAAGCAGTGTTACCGTGACTAGCAACACTATAGAATTGTCCCTTACCTGTTTTATCTAGTGTATGGTATATTGGCTTTTTATCTTTTAGTTGTACAACAACATTTAGGTCATCGTAAATGCCATATGGAATAAGCCATACGCTGTCGTCAGTAACTCCTACAGCATTAAATTTACTAGTTGCAGGTGGCACGTTATCTAAAGGAATAAGAGTAGTGTGGTTTTTATGGAAAGCACACATATCATAATCTTCATTGTTCTTAGTACCAAACGGCGGACTAATTAGTTCGTCTTTGTTTACTTCTAATACAAGATGTCTAATACGTGCTTCTTTATAAAAATCTTCAAATGCTTTATACATTGTTTAAATCTATTGTGTTTAATACAGTGCCAGATATTGTATCAAAAATTAATACTGTTTGAAATGTTTCACTTTCACCGTATGGAAATGCAAAAATTGTGTCTTGTACCATTACACAATCATTATACTTTTCTATAGTTGTACTGTCTTTAAAATGATCACCGATATCTATAGTATATGTACTATCGTCTTTTGTATCAATAACCAATACTTCTGCTAAATCGCCCTGGCTCTTCCAAGTATCTTCAGGTTCACAAACACAACCGCCTCTTGGAATATAATAAATTTTCCCTTGACTATTTTCTAACCCAGTAAAATATTTTTTACTTTCTTTTCCTATGTCTAAATTTTTAATATACCAATCATCTGTAACACTGTTGATCACCAGCATCTCACTCCAGTCTTCATCGTGACCTGCTGGAGGAAAATAAACTTTTCCGTTTTTTGCAACAGTATGTGAGTAGTATTTTCTACTAGTTTGTTGTTGTTTTGTTTTTACACCTTGCCAACCTTTTCCGTCAAACTTTGCTAGAATGTCAAACACAGGACTTTCGCTATATGGTGGTGCATATAATTTGTTACCCACTTTTGCTAGTGTGGTAAACTTTTTATTACAGGTTCGATCCTCATCGTAGTCTACCCACCAAGAACTCATATCAATTAATTTATAACTGCTATTAAAACAATCATACTCTAATCTATAAGGAAAGAATGTGTCGTGATTTTCACCTCGGGGCATTCCGTAAATAATACCATCTACCATTTGTGTAGTGTGCCACATTTTAGTATCAGTAACAGGAATGTCTAAACTCATCATTTTAAAGTTATGCGATTTCATATTGAAGTCTAGTACATAGGTAAACGGTTCGTGTTCCCCGTAAGGAATAGCAATAATTCTATCACCGTAAACGTGTCCTTGTACATACTTGCCTCGTCCTTTTATTCTTAAATCAACATAATCAACACTGTCGTCTTTTGTGTCTACAATTAGGATACGACTTTCGTTATAGGGCAAGAAATAGATCTTGTCACGATGTACAATACCTTTCTGCCATTTTTCTGTGGAATCATCTACATCTAGTTTAATTTTTTCTATACGATATGTGCGTGGATCCATCTTGAGCATATAATCAAGAGATTCTGTAAGTCCGTAAGGAGGAACATAAATCATTCCATTGCTACCTACTGTAGCATAACTAAATGCTTGCGGTGTCAAACTTATCTCCAAAGGCACTTTTTAAATCACTTTTTAGTTTTGTTAATACTTCTTTAGGATTATAAATGCCAACGTTATCCCAATCAACCATATACATATTATCTCCGTCGATTATAATATTACTTAGCACCCAATCTCCATGTGCATACGGTTCAGTTTCTTTTATATTACTAACACAAAAATTATAAATTTTATCTATAAATTCTGGAGTATGTTCAAACGTATTTGCAGGAGTGCCTGGAATAATATTAAAGCAAATATACATACTACTATCTTCAATGCCGTGCGATTGTACATAACCGGGCATTATATTATTTAGAACATCGACGTGCCATTCTAACCATTCCTCGTCAATGTAGTGCCAAACTTTTTTATAACAGTTGTTAAGTTTATAAACCCTACGTGCTTTTTCTTTGTTTACTTTAACTAATTCCATATGCTTGTGCTACTTCTGGTAAGTAGTCCTTAATATTTACACGTCTAAAGTTATCTAGTTTTGTAATTTCTTCAACAAAAATTCTTTGTTGATTTGTATCAGCAGGTTCACTAAACCAGTTTGTGTTAATTTTAAATTGTTCTTTTAAACTATCTGGAGCATTTTTAACGTGTAACCAATCGGGTTGAGAAAGGTAATTTTCCCAGACCTGCAAATTGTGTTTATCACTCCATTCTAATAATTCGTTATGGTATGCACTGTTCAGTATACTTAAACACGGAGCAATATCTGTCTTATACATATCTTTATAACGCAATGTATTTTCTTCTACAGTTTTCCAATCTGCGCCGTACCTAATGTATTCAATTCTTTTCCCTACAGAGTCCATACTTACACTCATTATAACACGATTAAAGCGTTTGAGCAAGTTGTGTACACGAGGATTAAATAAACTTCCGTTTGTATTAAACCGTATAGTAACACTTGAGTCTAGTCTTTCTAAAAACTGTGGCAAGTGTTTAACCATCATAGGTTCGCCTCCTGTCAGGTAAACTTCTTTTAATGGCAAGTTTTCAAAGTAGTGTAAAAATTTTTCATCATACCAGTTGTAATTTTTTACATCTAGTACAGTATGATATGGATTTAAGTTTTGTCTAGCCATTTCTGCGGCTTCTTCTGCAATGCTACTACTTGCACCACTATGACAACTTATACATTTAAAATTACAACTATTACCAAAACGTAAATCTAAGTGTGTTATATCAGGACCGTAAAAGTCCTTTTGTTGACGTCTGCTAGGTATTCCTGCTTCTTCATGTTTCTTGCAAGTAATACAAGCATCAGGCCATTCGTCTTTTGCTAGAAGTTCTTTAGCATTTATAACAGGTTGACTGTTAAGCCATTGTTGCGGAGTATGTGTATGCACAGTTTCTACATTATCAGGCTCGTTACTAGTACAGCATAATCGATACTGTCCGTTTGCCGCAATGTATACGTGACTTTCTAAAAGTTTACATCTCATAGCATATGAGCCTTATGCATTAAATCATGTACATTATCTGTAACTTCTGTTAATTCAACACTTACAATATTTTTATATTTGCTTAACATTCTTGTCCAAGAGTCTCTGTTTAAATTATATACATTGTTCCAATCTAATGGCATAACTAATTTTCCAACAACAATGTATCCTAACGCCATATCTAATGTAATTGGCTTATCTGTATTTTTCTTATACCAATCAACAAAATGTTTTGTAACTGTAAACGGAGTATCGTATGCAGAACGATATAACATATATCCCTCGCAATTAATATGCTGTTGGGTAACTACTTCGTTAATCCTATCACCTTCGCCTCTGCCACAAATTTCTAACCAATGTTTACCTAGTGTATTGTAACCCATACACAGGTCTCCAAAGTTTCTGTCCATTCTAAAGTATAATAGATCTTCGTTTTCAATTGGCAACGTAGTAGCGCCTTCAAATCTAAAAAAACTATTAAGACGGGGCGAGTCTTGATTACTTAAAAATTGTTCATAAACGTGTATTAATCTATTTAACCTATCGTAATCTTCTGAATGATTTTTATTTTCTATAAGTTTGTGTAATTCGCTTAGAGAAGCATTTGGATCAATATTTAAATTAGTTGTAATATTTACAATTTCTTGCTTTAATTCTTCTTCATCTTTTGTATCTAATACAAAACTTGTTTCCTGTACTAGTGGTTTATTAATATTTTGTTGTAACAAATACAAAAATTTGTTTGCTGGGTGATGATCGTATAGCACATATGTTAATGGTAATAACTTCTCGCCGTTAGAATATGTTACGGTAATACCAGGCTTATTACAATATATTTTTTCAGGCAATAAATATTCCATATGCAAATAGTTTCTCTTACAAACCACCATCCAAAAAATCGAGTTGATATCAACTTTCAAATGGGTAACACTTGTAATTATGCCTGTTGGTACTGTTTCCCTGGCAGTCATGAAGGCACATATCGCTGGCCTGATCTGGATTTAGCAACTAAAAATTTAGAACATATTATTAACTGCTATAAAGAAATTGGTAAAACAGAATTTCAAATAGACCTAATTGGCGGGGAACCTACACTATGGCCAGAGTTAATTAAATTTACACAACACTTTCGTAACCTTGGATGTACGTTTCATTTGAGTACAAACGGTAGCAGAACTTTATCATGGTGGGAGAAAAATGGCGGTGAGTTTGACACTGTTTACATTAGTTGTCATCACGAACGTATTGATGTAGAACACGTTAGTAAATTAGCAGATATGTTATGGAGCAAACATAACAATGTTATTTGTGATGTGCTTATGGATACAAAGGATTGGGATACTTGTGTAACTATTGTAGATAGATTGTTAGAAAGTGAAACAAGTTTTCCTGTAAATGTTAAACCTATTAAATTAGGAAATACAACACAAGACACAACATATGAACAGTCGCAGTATCTACTAAACCAACGTAAAAGAAATCCTAAGCAAGACGAAATTTTTAAACCTAAGAAATCTAAACCTCCAGTGTTATTAACATATGAAGATGGTAGTACACAAGAAGTATCAAAAAACTATGTTCTAATAAACAATTTAAATAACTTTAAAGGTTGGAGTTGTAATTTAGGAGTAGACACTGTGTTTATAAACTTTGACGGAAGTATAGGCAGTGTGTGCGGAAATAATATTTTAGGATTTAAATCTGGAGAGTATAATTTATATGATCCTAAACTAGCAGAAAAATTTAAGCCTATTATAAAACCGGTTACTTGTGAAAAAGAAAAGTGTATGTGTCAAGTAGGATTTTTACTTCCTAAACACCGCAAGTTTTAGAACAGATATCATATCTATTTTCGTTATTCCAACTTTCAGGCAAATACTTATTAAACCATTCACTGTTTAGTATTTCTTCTAAACTATAATCGTTTACACTTAACCAATCAATACTTGCTACATCTACAGCATAAGGACTGTCTGGGTTACGAGGATATCTATCACTTAAAAAATAACAGCAAGGAAATACTTCGCCCATGTGACTAATTTGTATTTTACGTTTTGTTTGCCATTTGCATTTAATAGTTGTTTTAGAAAAGTCTGTAATATTTTTAATACGTTCTACATTGTCAAGGTGTTTTGAATCGTATTTTATTTTACGTGCAGATTCTTTTTTGTTTGCTTTAAAACTTTCTATTGCTTTATTAGTCAAACTATTAATAGCACTAAAAGTATGTCCGCCATTAATTTCAAAGCGTTTAAACCCCATATCAATACTTAATTGTTCACACTGTTCAATTTGATGTGCATTGTGTTCAAACACTAGCATACGCCAACGTGCCATACCACCTGCTTTAATAAATGTACTAGCATTAGACATTACTTTATCCCATATTACGCCTCTGCGATATAAATGGTTTGTATCTTCGAGTCCGTCTATACTAAATGTAACATGACTGCCAAACGGAAACGGTTGTAGTACATTTGCTAATTCTGCCCATTGTGTTCCTAATCCTCCGTTTGTGTGTATAACAACTACGGGCGGATTTTTATAACCTGCTAGGTGTTCTAGTGCCGGAATTAAATTTGGATTAAAAATTGGATCACCGTAACTACCGTTAAAGATAACTTCTTTAATTTTCAGGTCTGGAGTGAAGATATTGCGCCAAGTATCTAAAGTCATATGCTCTAAAGGCATACGTGGATTTACTGTAACACCTCCCAAATTTCTACTGCAATTTCCGCACATTGAATTACAATGACTTGTGAAATCTATTACAATCGTATCTACATCGTCTGGGTGCAAGTAAGGCATAAGTATATTTATAGATAACTGCGTACTTAATTATGAAACAAGAAACATTATCAGAAGCAATAAAAAAAGCCAACCTTGGCGACAAGGTAATGGACGATAATGCTATGTGTGCAATGAAATGGATTCATTGTTATGTGCACCTCAGCGAAGGTATTGTAAAGAATTGCCACAACGTACCACAACGTTTTATCACACAAGAAGAACTAGACAAGTATGGTAAAGATGTGTTTATGAAACATCCATACGAACTAGAGCGTAGACAAGAAAAACTAGACAACATAAGACATAAAGATTGTAGTGCTTGTTGGCGCAACGAAAAACGCGGAGTAAGAAGTCCAAGATTACCCGGAAAGTATTTTGAGTTTCATCGTGAGCGTTTTGAAAATCCTGCAGATATATTAGAACCGTTACCTAGTCAACTTGAAGTATATTTTAATAACACTTGTGATTTAAAATGTCAATATTGTAACGATGTTTTTAGCAGTCAGTGGGAAGTTGAGAATCGTAAGTTTGAAGTAGCACCAAGACAAAAACATACAGCACCAGATGGCTTTGCAGATACATTTTATGAATGGTTAGATGATGCTGTTGACAACGTGTTACAATATTATATTTTAGGTGGAGAGCCTTTAATACAAAATGAATTGTATGATTATCTTGATAGACTAATTGAATTATTTAGAAAGAAATCAAACAAGTTTAATATTAAACCTGTTATTATTTTAATTAGCAACGGCAACACTCCAGAAGCATACCTAAACAAGTGGTTTGAAAAGGCTACTGAGTTAGAAAAATATGCCAGTGTTCAAATGGATATTAGTATGGAAAGTTACGGAGAAAAAGCAGAATTTATTCGTACTGGCTTAAACTGGAATAGATTTGCCAGTAATGTAAAACGTATTATGGAGTTTGCAAAAGGTAAAGATTTTAGATTAAGGTTTAGTACAACTCACAGTGCTTTAAGTATTACAAGTTGTTTAGATTTTTTACAATGGTTAAAACAATTAAAAGAAGAAACAGGATGCGATGTTGATTTAATTAGAAGCAATGTTTCATATCCAGTGCAACTAGCACCGTGGATGCTAACAAAAGAATTTAAACCTTACATTAATGACATTGTTAAATGGATTAATAAACAAGCACCTGAATGGAATTACTATGCTGACTTTATGAAAACAATTAAAAAGAGTTTTGGAAAACATTCAAACTCAGATAAGATTGAAGTTGTTAAATGGGTAGAGCGTACAAAGATAAGACGTAACTTAGATTTAGTAGAAACATTCCCTGAACTAGAATCGTGGTATAAGTATTGTCAAAATCACCGCTGATAAATATAGGTACAACATGAAGTACATATCAAATTACAACCCAACACTAATTACACCACAATTCGTAGATGGACTAGAATATGACATTATTGAACTTCCGTGGAAACTAGACGTAGATAAACTACAGGAGTGGTACAGAAAAGTAGACAGTACATATGACAACTTATATTTTAGTTGGCGTAAAGAGCAATATCTTAAAGACAAGTATCATTTAAAAAATATTGAAACAGCATTTGCTGGTGAAGTAGGAACTGAAGGTAGAGGTGTACACGATGAAGGGTATCATATTGTGCGTTACATTAAAGAACAGTTTAAACACCCAGAAGAAATACTTGTAATGGAAGTTAGTTGGCCTGTTGAAAAAGAAATTCCATGTCCGCCTAAATGGGCAGGCAGAGAAGATTTATATCCTGAACTTTCTACTAATGCACCTAAACGTGTGCAAGAAAAATTTAAGTTTGGGTATTTTAAAGAACTAGTAGAATACTTTGGAGAAGATATTTTGCGTGATGTTAGTATTAGGAAACATCAACCAAATGCAGTATTAGGAAAGCATATAGATGGTCCTAATGTACAGAGATTACATATTCCTGTGACTACCGGCGAAGGTGCTATATTTGCATACGGAGAAAACTTGGAAAGAGAATATAACTTACAGTTAGGTAAAGCATATATTATTAACGCCGCAGTGCCACACGGTACATTTAATCGTAGCGGTATTGATCGCAGTCATTTACAAAGCAAGCCACATACAGATGCTATTGTTAGAATGTGTAATATGGAGATAGTGCTTTGAAAGAACTAGAACAGTACTGGCAAGAAAACAACAAGGAATACGAATTTAAGTATCCAGAGCAGTTCGATCCTAAATGGATTGTAATGGAAAGTGGCTGGCCTTTTTTTAAATTAAGTGCATTAGACAATCAACCTTGGAAAGAGATGCACATTGAGGCAGAAGCGTTACTTGAATATTTTAAAGATCACAGAACTGACTATGGAGAAGGTTGGAAGAGTCTTACACTACACGGACTTAGTGAAGATACACAAACACTAAACAGTTATGGCGATCGTGCTGAAACTATCAAACAGTTGGACTGGACTTGGGTAGCAGAACAATGCCCTGTAACTAAAAAGTTTTTAACAGATGTGTGGCCTGCAGAGTTTTTAAATCGTGTGCGTTTTATGTTACTAGAGCCGGGTGGATATATACTTCCGCATCAAGATAGAGCCGATGAGGAAAAACGTTTAAGTGTTTGTAACATCAGTTTAAACAATCCAGAAGGTTGCGAGTTTGTAATGAAAAATCAAGGGCGTGTACCGTTTGAAGATAAAGGCAGTGCGTTCTTAATGGATATTTCAAATGTACACAGTGTATGGAATCGCAGTGATGAGCCTCGTATTCATATGATTATTCATTATGAACTAGGTAAACGTATTCGCGACTTTTTCTATGTGCTAAGACAAAGTTATTATACTAATAGAGGTTAACGTGAAAGATTGGAATAGCATTACTGTAGATAGATATTGGGAACAAATTAAAGTACCCAATGATGTTGCTATTGGCATATTAGATATCTCACGCGATATTGATAGTCGTACTGTTGCTAAACGCAGTTTTGATATGACTTACTTTTATGTTAATCGTATGATTAAAATGGGTATGTGTACTTTTGTTGGGTTTGAAAAACGTGTAGAAACTATATTAGAAAATGCTCTAGCAAAAAACAAAAAGTATTGTATGGTTGCTTGTCAAGGTTTATTGTTATATAGAGGTCCTAGTTTAATTACACAGAGCCTACATTATGCAGACAACAATCCAAACTTTTTTGTTGTAGGGCATATTATGGACAAAACAAAACAGCACTATCTAACTAAAGGTGCTTATCCAGGTTTACACAGACAATATCTATTTGTTAATTTAGAAACTTGGAAACAGTTAGGTAAACCAGCCTTTGATGAAATGGGAATATTCAAAGATAGAAAACCTGTACTACAAAATTATCAATTAAGCAATGAAACTGTACACAGTGATTATACGCCTGATTGGATACAAGGTACGCAAGGTGAAACAGAATATCAAATAACTTCTGATGGAAGTAACTGGATTGATATTGCTTGTCGTAACGGAATACGTATTGATAACTTAGATAATGATATGCGTGACTGTAAAGTATTTCTATATCCTTATAGCGATACAAAAGAGTTAGAGGAAGTATGGTATGATAAAGACATTAACAAAATTGATAAACTTTCTAACCAATCGCAAAAAGCCTGGCTTAGAAAACTACAGTACCAAGAGTACATTGAAAAAGACAGAGTGTATGCGTTTAACACAGAAACACTATCTGCTGAAGGAGTAAGAACAAATGGAAAAGTTATAGATCATTTGTTTACTGCCGCGGCAGGTTTTAAACCTCTTGCTATATTAAATGCTAACGGGTTTCACAATAGTACAACAGTACATTATTTTGATTGGTGCAAATCAAGTTTAAACTATAAAAAGCATTTATTAGAAACTTGGGACGGTTATGATTTAGATAAATGGTTATTAGAACACGACTTAGATTATAACTTTAGTTCTACATATAGAGGAAACTATAAACAGTTTTGGGAACAAGAATTAAAAGACTTTGGTGGTAGTTTAGCATTTCAAAGACTCTGGGAAAGATACAAAAAATTAAAACATGAATTTCATGTTATTGATATTGTAAACGAAAGCGATAAACTGTTTGATGAAATTAACAAAACACACGGTACAAAGGTATTATGGACTACTAACATTTGGAGTAGTGAAATGTTACACTGGAATGTTGAGCCAGAAGTAATAGAACAAAAGTGGTTAGAGTTTGAAAAGCGTGTACCAGATGATTTAGTTTTATATGGACATGATTACGTAGCAGTTGATATGAACACAAGATTAAGGAGTGGTGTAAAACTAACACACTTGCATTATGATTAAAACAGTTACATATTCTAAACAAGGTATACTAGACTATGTTAAAAATATTGACATAGCAAATACACCTGACTATTTTATAAGTGTGTCAACAAGTCACGGACCAGAAAGTTTTCGTTTATTTGAAGGTGCGTATCATAATGTTATTAGTTTGTTTTTTGATGATGTAGAAGTAGATTGTTGGAAAGACATAGAAGATGGCAGACGTGTTTGGTGTAATGCTATGACAGAACAGCAAGCCACAGAACTGTTAAGTTTTATTAACAGTATTCCAAATGACACAACAGTACATATTAATTGTAGTGAAGGACAGTCCCGCTCACCCGCTATTGCACAGTTTATTAATGAACATAGAAACAATGTAAAAGAAAATAATCCTCTAGTTAATCAACACGTATTAAAACTATTACAGGAAGCAACAGGGTATAAACGTTATATTGAAAAACATGACGAAGTAAAGTTAGGTTGGAAAATTAAAAAATGGTTCCCAGTTGATATTAATAAAATACAAAATTGGTATTATAGTTTAGAAGAAAGATACAGTGATTGGAAATTTATTGTAGGAGAAAATCATCATATATGGAAATTTCCTATTACAGACCCAGAAGGCAAAACAGGACATCGCTTAATGGATGATACAGCATATTATACACTTTGTTGGAATAGTGATGAGCCAGGCCCTAAGCCATTTGAACAAGGGTGTGCTAAAGACGAATATAAAGATAATGATGATGACAATCTAAATCCTCGTATGTGCTTTGACGGTTATGCTTTAGACATTGTACAAGGTTTACCTGTACGTAGTAAAAAATGGTTAGTAACTATTCACACTCCGGGTACTAAACTAATTACACATCAAGACGCACCAGACAAGATTAGAGTACATATTCCTATACACACAAATAATAATAGTAATTGGATAATTGACGGTGAAGAATATCATATGGAACCCGGCTGGGCATATCTTGTTAATACAACAGTTCCACACAGTGTAGAGAACAAAGGGTCTACTGATAGAATACATTTATATGGTAAAGTATGGACAGAAGATGTAAGGAAGTTAAACTTATGAAAGTTGTAATTACTGGAGGTAGAGATAGCGGAATTAAACCTGGTGTACATACTATGAACAGTTGGTTACATGATTACTTTAGTGAAGGTAATGAAGTAATACAATTGAGTAGAGAAACAGGATATGATTTTGATAAAGACTACGACAAGTGTGTTGAGATAGCAAGAACAGCAGATATATTTGTCAATAGTGCTTGTGTTAACGATTATCAAATTCGCTTCTTAAATGACGTTTACGGTTATGTTCCCTACTTATTAACTATTGGAAGTATTGCAGGTGAATTCTTAGAAGTTCCTCAAGGATATGATAATCATCCTAACTATGTTGAAGTTAAGAATAAATTAAAGCAACGTTGTAAATGGATCCAACTAGAACAAATGGATAATCAAACAACTAAATTATTACATTTGAATATTACAGAAACACGTGATCCTAAGTATAATATTATAGGATTAGAAAAAACAGATTTAAATAAGGTACTAGACTTTTGGTTTGAGAATCCTATTATGTCAAATATTGATATGAGATTCTTTACAGAAAGTTATCATAAAGAATATAAACGCAATAAAGTACAAAGGATTATAGATCACTACAATGATAAGAGAAGTTAAAACACTTAACACAACAGTTGACATTAATGAATTGCAAGACTACTATAAGCAATTAGTAAATAGTCACCAAGACTTGTGTTGGAGATATAAAGATAATGTTAGTGAAGGCGTTGGCGGACACGTACTTGACAATGCTTATGGTTGGGCATTACAAAGTAATCTTGATGATTTAACATTACCTTGTCCTCCGTACAATGTTACTGAAGAACGCAAAATGCATCCTTATAAAGATACTAAATTAATGTTTGGCATTGCTCGTAAATTACAAGATGCGTTTCCATTTGCACATCAGTTTAGTGTAGTTGTACACCCTCCAGGAACTTTTATTAACTTTCATAGCGATAGCGATAATTATTTAAAAGTACATATTCCTATTGAAACTAATAGCAAAGCATATTTTCAATTTCAACCAATGCGTAGATTTGTTTTGCCAGCAGACGGAAGTATGATTCTAGTAAATACTAATATCAAACACGGTACATACAACGAAGGTGATACAGATAGAGTACACTTATTTTTTAAGATACCTATTGATAAAGAGAATGAAGTAGTAGGAATGGAAGGTAAGATATGAGAGTAATACAAAATTACGATCCTAAAGATATTACAATGGATTTATTGTATAATGACGACTCGTGGGGTGCTATTGAATTAAATGTCAAACTAGATGTTTATGAATTGCAATCTTATTATAATACTATACAACAAGAACACAACTATCAATATTTTGACTTTCAAAACTTTCCTGAGCGGTTAACTATTGAAGTTAGTAAGCAGTATATGGAATTAGGTTACTGTGGATACTATTGCGGACCAATTAGCGGATATACTCTTGCTTGGCCTAAAGAAAGATACGAACCACTGCCGCCACCTAGTCAAGCAAATGTAGATATGTTTCCTGAAACACTCGATCCAGAGTTTTATGAAAAGTGTAACGTGTTACCTCGTTTTAGATTTGGCTATATGAATACACTAATTGATATGTTAGGTGAAGACAGTTTTAAGCAGTGCATTATTACAGAACACGGACCTAGTGCAACTATTCAAACACATAAAGATTCAAATGCTAAGAAGTTACACATACCACTAAGAACAAATTCACAAGCGGTGTTTACCTTTGGTGAAAACAGAGAATTAAAATTTAATATGCGTGTAGGTAAAGTATACATTCTAAACACCAGTGCTTTTCACGGTACTGAAAATTTTGGTGATACTCCTAGAGCACATTTTATTACTCGTGTTGACGAAACAAAAATACAGGATATAATTGCTTTATGAATGTAACTATTGTAGGCGGCGGAACAGCAGGTTGGATGACAGCCGCATATCTTTCTAAAAAAACTGATTGGAATATTACAGTTATTCAAAGTCAAGATATACCTATTATAGGTGTAGGCGAAAGCACACTTCCAAGTATGTATGACTTTATTCAAGAGTGTGGTTTAACAGAACAAGATTTATTTGATAACTGTGATGCTGTCCGTAAGTACACAATAAAACATAAAAACTGGCACGGCGAAAGTTGGTTCCATCACTTTTGTTTTAATGAAGCAGAACACGATGAACAAATGCGTTGGATGGAAAACTATGAGTTACCAGATAAAAAATGGCGCCATGCTTATCACATAGATGCAAATAAACTTGGTATTATGTTGCGTGACAAAGTAGCATTACTAAATGGTGTTAAATTAGAAACACGTACACTAGAAACTATTGACGATTTACAAGCAGATTTAATTATTAATTGTACAGGGTTTAATAAACTATTTCCTAAAAAAGAATATGTAAAAACACGTCTTAAAAACAACTGTGCAGTAGTAGCACCTAGTTACGATAAAGAATTAAAATATTACACAGAAACAACTGCTATGAGTAACGGGTGGATGTGGAATATTTACTTACAAAATCGTATTGGTAATGGATATGTCTTTAGTACAGAACATCAAACAGTTGAAGATGCTAAACGTGAATTTATTGAAACGTGTCCTTATACTCTTGAACTAGATAAAATGCGAGTAATACATTGGGAAAGCAAATACTGTTTAACTCCGTATCAAGATAATATTTTAAGTATTGGATTAAGTGCCGGATTTATAGAGCCTTTAGAAGCACAAGCAATTTGGTTAATACAATATCAAATCGAAATGCTAGTAAAATTATACGGCAAACAAAAAGTTTACAATAGACAATGGATTAAAGTTGTAAAGCATATTGAAGATTTTCTTGCATTGCACTACGAAGCAACAAGTAAAGACACACCCTATTGGCAAAATCAAGTAAAAGAAATTAAGATTAAAAAGAAACCGTTTACTATCTTTGATGAATATAGTTTTAGGTGTTTAGCCAACGGTTACGCTCTTCCTCATACTTCTTAACATCAATTCTCCATATTCTTTGGGGAACATAAAACAGCATAGCACTTTGCTCTAATTTCCAAATGCCAGTCTTTGCTAACATAGGCATCATAGTATCGTTCATGCGTTTACTTTTACCACCGTCGTTGTTGATGTTAGTTGTAATGTAAAGTTCGGCATCTGGGTTTTGTCTAGTTGCCCAAGTAATTTGTAATGGCAACAAATAACTTAAATGTATTCCTGTTTTAAATATATTACGTCCAACACCTAGTGTGTAGCCTGGCAACTGTGCGCCTCTAAATAAAAGTCTATAAGCATTAGGAGATACTTCTGGTAATTTGTGTGCACCAGCAATACTAACAATTTTATCTCCATCAAATGCCGCACACCAAAAAGGACACCAGTCCCATTTCATTTTTTCTAATGATGTGTTATTACTGAAGTCTTGAGAATTACAAAATTCTTCTACTGCGGGTTTGTCATTATTAGTTAATGCTCTAAACTTTAGTTTTCCAAGTTTGTCCATTTGTTTCTTTTGCTCTCTTAACAAATCTTACAGGGTTCATTTCAAACAGATCTCCTGTTGCTTTTCCGTTTATATAACACTCATGTAAACTACTGAAACTAATTGGATAAAACATCACATGATCATCTTTTATGGTATTTAAATCAAATGATGTACTGTTATAACCAATCATTACCGGTGGAGGAAACTCAGTCATACCATACCAATTTGCTACAGTTTGGACACCACGTTCTCTAAACGCATCTATAAAACTTTGTTCTATTTTGGAACTACCTGTAACCATATAACGTACACTGCTCATATCTAACTGTTTAAATGCTTTAGTGTTACTTAATAGTTCTAAATGCCGCGGTATTAACGCTATAACCGTCGGTTTAACGCGGTTAAACAGTTCAGGGTAGGTGTAGGTACTAAAGTTGCTAGAAACGTGCTGTGCGCCGCTTAAAAACGCAGGAAGAGCGGTGATTGTGTAGTGGGCAATAGTGTTTGCAGGGAACACATCGAGTACTATATCGTCTTTGGTAAGTCCAATTTCTTTTATACTTTTGGTTGCACATTCTTTTATATAATCCCAAGAATGTTTAACCTCTTTTGGTTCGTCGGTACTACCAGATGTGAATAGTGTAAGAGTGCTCATACACTTACTTATTTTAAAAAGTTTTTGGTAAAGTTAATGCTGGTTAGTACAGTGCGTTCCAAGCAACACCATCATAGTATACTGGATAACTTACAGCACCGCCTTTTGATGCTGGATCCCAGTTAGTACCGTCAGCAATAACAATCATTCCTTCTACTGCTGTAGGAGCACTTGTTTGTGGTGCTAGTTTCATAAACCCGTTTACGTCTAAGTGTGCATCTGCAACGTGTACTGCCGCTTGGTTAATAGCAAAGTAACCACGTGCATCAAAAGATGCCGCAACCAATGAAGGTGCTGTACCTGTTCCTGCATTGTTAAGGAAAATAATTTTACCTTTAGCAGTATCATTGGCAACTGTTTCATTATTGTCAACAGTTAATGCAATAATTGCGTTTGGAACATTACCTTCAGTGCCGCTACCGTCAACATCTGGATCAACTGATCTAGAACTTAAAACGCCAACATAATCACCTGCTGTTGCTTTAACAGGAGTAACCATATCGCCGTGACGTGCAGTAAATGTAAACTTGGCACTATCATTAATGCCAGTACCTGCAATGTTAACAATTTCAATTGGCTCAGATCCGTCTGCGTTAACAACCTGGAATACGTTAGAAACTACATCGTTAATATCGCCAATACGAACTTCATTAACACCTTGAACTGTAATCTGATTATCAACAATGTTCATTACACCATTAAACAGTTTAACAGTACCGTCTGTTCCATCAATGATTGTACTAGAATCTTCAGCAAATACAGAACCTTGTAGATCTGCATTTAGTTGTGTAATTTGCAAAGCATTAAGATCAAGATCGCCTGGCTTCCATTGAGCGGCAAGATTATCCCAAGTAAGGATTTGTCCGTTGATAGGAGCGTCTGCACCTGATGTACTTACATCACCTAGACCGTCAATACTCTTAGATGCTAATTGTGCATCAAGATCAAATGACAAAAATGCTTCATCACCTACAACCCAGCCACCTGCACCACCGTTAGCACTTGAATCGTATTTTAAAATTTTGTTAGTAGCAACACCAGATACAGCATCAACATTAGTTAAATCATTTAGTTCTTGTGCAATATTAAGTGTTTGTGGTTCCCATGTGTTTCCAGTAGTGTTCCACGTTAGCACTTGTCCGTTAGCAACACCAGCAGTAACAACATCGGTTAAGTCATTTAATCCTACGTCTGGATTAATAAGTGTACCTGTTGATGATGATCCATCGCCAACGTATAATTTACCTGTGTCGGTAGTGTAAATGGGTTCACCCGTTGCTGAGGAGCCTACTAGGGCGTCTAACTCGGCTTGTGTACCTCTTCTAAATTTAAGTGCCATACTTGCTAACTCCTGATATCTGTTTGCTATATGTATTTATGCGAATTGACATCTTTCTTTATTCTTACTTATTTACGCATTTTAGCGTTTTTTAAGGCTTTAGTAACGCCTTTTTCAACATCAAGTTTGATCTTTTTACTGTCAATAGCGAAGTTAACGCCTGCAATCTCCGCGCCGTATGTATCAAATAATTCACGAATTTCCTTATTGAAGGACGTTTGAGTAGCATTGGTTTTTGTTTCTATAATCCATATTTTCTTGTTCTTGAAGCGAACTTCAATATGTTCTAGGTACTCTAGAGGTATTGAATCAATTTCAATACCCCTGAATACTTCTGGCCAATGTCTGATTACGTCTTCAGGAAGTTTAAGTTTCCTGGACCCCATCTAAGTTAAGCCTTGGCTTTTTTCTTAGTAGGTACAAGTTCCTCTGCTTGACGTCTTAGTTCTGCCGCTTCTTTACTTAATCTATCTGCTTGTGAGCGATATGATTTAGCAAGTGCTTCGTCACTTAACACATCTTCGGTTTGTTGAACATCAATTGGCTCTCCTGAAGGAGCAGTTACGTCACCAGTTGGTACTGATTGAGTAGTCTCTTTAGCCGTACTACCATCTGTGATAGCAAGGTCATCAATTGAAACACCTTTTTGTTCAGCAATGATTTTGTTCAACTCGTCTAACGAAACTGATGTAGTGTTAGTTGGAGTCATTTCAACATCTTTAGTAGGAACTTTAAGAAGTTTGCCTTGAGTATGAAACTTAGCCAACATAATTGAACCATCGCTTAAACTTGTACGAGCCATTGCTTCGGCAAGTTCGTTTGCTGATTGACCAGTTGGTGACTCAATTAACTGCATTAAAATGTCGTGATCTGAATCTGTTAGGTTTTCAGTTGACACAATCAATGCATGATTAGAATCACCAGGAAGAGTTCTGTACGCAACAGCAACTTTCCTTTTGTTTGTTTTTAATCTTCCAATATGCTTAATAGCCATTTTATTTCTCCGTTACAGGTTCGCCAGATAATGCCGCTGATGCATCAGCACCTGAGACTGGAACATCTTTCTGGACAGGTTCTTTTTCAGCCGCCTTAGCCGCGTCTGCCTGTTGTTTTTGTACTGACTGTAAAAATGTATCTAACTTATTATAAGTTGTACCTACAGCCGCTAATTCGTTGGCCTTAAATGCGCCACGTTGTGTAGCCACATCAATTACTGTTCTAAGAGTGTTTAGATCTTGAACGGTTAATTCAACTGCACCTGTGGCCGGTCCTGGTGCTGTTGCTTGTGTTGTTGTATCAGACATATGTCTTCTCCTTTGTTTAGTAATGTATATACTTTATTACTTATTTGTATTTTAAAAGAGGACACGCCAAAGCGAAATATGAAAGTTCCTTTGGATCCTCAAAACCGATTCTTAATCGGTGTTCTAAAGTATTATTCTGTTGTATTTGGATACTTTTACCAATGTAAAATCTACTCTTACAATGAGTGAGTATCCAATTTGTTAGTGCCTTTTCTAGATTATAATTTGGATGAATATCTAAGTACTCTAAATGAGGTCCTGGATATTCTAAACGTCTTAGTTTAAAATAGTTAAGCGGATTTGGTTTCAACTTCATAGTGTGTAGTTACTCCGAACGGTGCTTGTGTTTCTTTATTATGATGACTATGAATAACAAAGATAGTATCACAATAGTCAGGATCTCCCCAACCATCCCAAGTATATCCGTCAGTAAACATAATAAATTTCTTAGGAACAATATCGTTTTCTTTCATGTAATTCCAGTTACACATAAAGTCTGTGCCACCACCACCTACAACTTCATAAGATGTTAAATCGTTTGAAGATGCATCAAAGTCTGCTTCATTATAAACTTCGGTATCAAAGCACCAAACTTTAATATTAAAATCTTGGTATTGATCCATAATGCCTTGTACTTCTGAAAGAAATATCTTTGCTTGTTCGTCGCCAATTGAACCTGACATATCAATAGCAACACAAATATCAATAGTATCTTCAAAGTTCATACCAGGAAGAATAGCACCAGTATGCCAGCCTTTACGTGAAGGACGACTAAACGTAAAATCGTTCTTAATAGTTGATTGTATCTGTTGCTGAAGTAACTCTCTCCAGTTCATTTTAGGTTCAGTTAGATCTTGAATGATACGTGCAATTTCAGCAGGCATATTTCCAGCACCAGAACTTTGTGCTGAACTGATCATTGACTCTTTAATTTCATCTCGGATTTTACGTAGTTCTTCTTTGCTATAACTAGGTTTACCTTCACCTTTTTTATCACTATCTCCAGACTTGCTTTGACCTTGATTAGTACCATCTTGTTCCCAATCAACGTGCTCGTCAAGTAATTGACCTAGTTGTTTAAGTTCTTCTTCATCATATTTTTTATATAGTTCATCATAGATTTCTTCTGATGACATCGGATCATATTTAAAATCTTGATAAATTTGAATGTCTGCAGGCTTTTCACCAATCTTATCACGAACAAGAATGTTGTTAACTTTGTAGTCAGCCGCAATATTATGAACCATAGGATCACGTTTTTCTCTACGACCCATATGATCGTAAACGCAGTGTAGGATTTCGTGTGCAATTACAAACTCGATATTTTTGTTTGTAAGAGTTGAAAAGAACGCAACATTATAAAACAAGTTACGTCCATCTGTAGCGGCAGTTGGACACCAATCACTAGCGTCTTGTATCTTAAGACGTGTTGCCATATTACCAAAAAATGGGTGACGAAGTAGCAAACCTACTCTTGCAACAATAATTTTATCAAGAACTTCTGCACGAAGTTCGTCAGTAATTTCAACTTCTACTTTAGTTGCTTTTTCTAAAACAGTTGTATTTGCCATTATGTATTCCTCTCAGTGCCTTATTATGTATATATTATAGTATATTTAAGATGGAAAGTCAACCCCTAAAAAGATTGGGGAAACAGTGCTGTGAAAGGACTTACCAGCATAGCCGTTGCCTTTCTCAATGTTTTGGAACAACACTGCTCCCCCAAAAAGTTAAGAAGCCTGTGCGGCAGTTACATACTTGCCGAATTTTTCATGGAACTCATCAAAACATTCAACTTCATCTGGATCGATTGGAAGTTGATATTGGGTAAGAGCAAGTTTGATGCCCATTACTACCAATTCTGTATCAAAGTTATCCATTGCAAAACGTAAAAAGTTATCAACCATGTCGTTGAACTTTTTGTCGTTTTTGTCACTGGCTTCTTTTAGTTCATAGCAAAGTGAAACAGTCAAGGAATACATGGCACTGATTTCTCTAGTTTTCAATTCTTTCACCTTACCTGCTAAAATCTCTGAAGGATTAGGCAAGTCTGATGCCATCTTACGATGGGCCATAAACTTAACAGCAAGGCCTTCGCCTACTGCACCACTAACTAAATCAGTAGTGGTATTCTCGTCATCATCGTCCTCAAGAAGTTCGGACACAAATGACCAAGAACGCGGTGTAGCAAATGAACGACTTGGCGACTTAGGATCAAAGTCATACAAGTCTTTCTTGCTATATGTTAGATAACCGACAACATCTGTGTGAATGTTGTTTGCAGTTGCCCAACTAAACCAATCGTCAAAATCAACCTTAAGTTCTAAGTGAACAAAACGATTAGCAAGTGGCGCCGGCATCCTGTATGTGACGCCTTTATCTGCGTCTCGGTTACCCGCGGCTACAATTAGTACATTGTCCGGCAACACATATTGTCCAACTCTACGGTTAAGGATCAATTGATATGCCGCGGCCTGTACTGCTGGTGCCGCAGAATTCATTTCGTCTAAGAACAAAATAATGTTCTTATGTTTTTTAGCCAACTCAGCAGTTGGAAGTTCTTGCGGTGGTGCCCATTTCATTACATTGTCGTTTGCCGCATAGTAAGGAATACCTTTAATGTCTGTAGGTTCCCAAAGTGACAAACGAACGTCAATGACGTGTGCGTCTAAGTAATCACCAATTTGGTGAATAATGTCTGATTTACCAATACCTGGTGCGCCCCATAAAAATAATGGACGTTTCTTTTTGAATGCTCTAATAATACTCTTCTTTGCATTATTAGGACTAACAGTGCGAGTTGCGATATTTTCCATTTTGTATTCCTCTCTTTCAGTGCCTTAGTTAATTTCTAACTATGTTTATAGTATAGCATCACTAGGATAAAAGTCAACCGGTTTTTTATATATTTTGGTGAAAAAAATAGATTAAGATAGTTCTTCGTCTGCTCGTTTTAATGCTTTAGTTAAGCCGTATTTCTTAACATCACCACTAAAAAGATGTAATTCGAGTGCTTTCTTTTCGTCAAAAACTACTATCATTCTGTTAGTCAAGTAGTATGGACACGTAATAAATTGGTCTAACCAAATTACTGTGTTAGTTGTAAGTTCAAAATCTTGTGGGAATGGAACCTCATAGTCTGTGATTCCTATTTTTTCTGTAAGAAATAAGTAGCCTTTATCAGTAAGACGCAAGCCACCTGTTTCTTTTACTCTAGTATTTTGCCACCAAACAGATAGATACTGTTTCATAGTGGCTTCATTAATACTAATGTCTGCTTGTTTTAAGAAAACTTTTGTATAGGTTTCTTTCCAGTTCACTTTACCTTGCCTTCGCGTAGAAGTTTTTCTCTATTAGCCATATGCTTCATTTGTACTTCTTCTTTGCTTCCACCGAAGTATGCAACAGCATGACCTTCTTCTACAAGAATGTCTGTTACCATACGTCCGTCATTAGAAACAAAGTCTCCTAAGATACGTCCGAACTTGCCTTTCATATCTTCGCCATTCTTATTAACTTGTGTTTTTAGAATAGCAGTTTTATCTAGTAATTCTTTAAGACGTGCTTTAGAAGCAAGTCCGAATTTCTTTTCTACTTTGTCTCTGGTTCTTGATTCTGGTGTGTCTATGCCCATGATACGGACACGTTCATCTTTTAACCATACTCCAAATCCTAAGTCTATGTCTACGTCTACTGTATCGCCGTCCACGACTTTTACTACCTTTACTTTATATTCGTACATATTGCCCTCCGCCCTGTTATTGTACTATATTTCTTTAACTACATCTCCGTCTACTAATCTTACTACAGAAAATTGATCTGTGTTAAATAAATCGTTTAATTTTTTCGCTAAGTTATGTGCGTGTCCTGGATTTGAAAAAGATACTTTTTTGTATTTAGGTCCAGGAAAATTTGTTAGTGAATTTTGAGTTTTTAAGTTAAAAGGCTTACTTTGATAAAACACTGCCCAAATGGCTTCCGCGGCGAGTATCTGATCGCTCTTATATGTTTTCTTATCTATGTGTTCTAACAATACTGTTGGTTTAGGTCTTGACATAAAATATACGTATTCCTTTTAGTTAACTACGTATATATTTATCTTATTTCTCAGTAATTGTTATGTTAAATGCCGTCGTTACGAGGTTCTGTTGTTGTTTGTTTAGGAATACTATGGTTTAAATAGGGTGGAAAAAATATCATATCGCCTTCTTGTGCGTTAGCATATACGACTTCTTTTGGCCATAGATTAGGTAGTTTTTCTACTACAGGAGTAGGTTGTGTACTTCTAATACCATCTTGTGAAGGGTTATAAAATACAGTAGGAGTGTGTATTGCAGTATCATATTTTACATAATGTACTGCACAAATTTGTATGGTGCGAGGACTTGATAGATGGTTATGTGTTTCTCCCCAGCCATCTTTACCAGTTACGTTATACCAAGCATCAATACCGATAGTCCAGTGATACTTGTCAGTATTAAATCCGTAATGACTAATAAATTTACTTATTGTAGGTTCATATTTTACAAACAGGTCATCCCAGTCTACTGCACGAGCACCTGGAAAATAATCGCTGTATACATTGCAAAAATCGCAATTAGGACCTTTAGTATTGAATTCGCTTTCTATATTTGAAACAAAGAATGATTTGATTTCGTCATGCTTATCAACCTTTACTTTATAGATATCAGTTGAAAAGAGTGTTTGTGTTTCCATTATTCTTTAAAGCCACCACCGTCCATCTCTAAATTGACGACTTCGTTTTCTTGACGAGTGGCATTATCGGCCACGAGTCTTTCTAGTTCTCCATGGAGTCTAGATTCAACTTGGCCGATTGTAAGTGCAAGTATTTCGGCTTGTTGCATATTAAGTTTAACATCTTTAGCATTAGATAATTTAGCAGACTTTACTTGCTGAATAAATTGTTCTAATGGACTTGTATTAATCGGTTCTTTTTGCATCTGCATTTGCCTTACTTAATTCTTGTCGCATTGTTAATTCATCTTTAAATGGACCTTTAGAAGTATAACCTTCAATAGTCATTAGTTTAGGACAAAAACTTCTTACCCAACCTTTATCGAATTTAATAATATAGTAACCTGCACAATATAAACTTTTACTTTTTTTACTCTTAGTAAACAAAGGAAGTTTACGTTTTACATCATACATTGCATTGTGTGGAATACAACTAGTTGGAAATCCTTGAACTTCTTTTTCTTGGGGTGCCTTAGTTGAAGTGTCTTTAACTCCCCATTCGATTTCAATATCGCTAGTAAGTTGTTTTTCGTTTTCGTAAAACTTAGTATGTGTATTACAGCAATACATATATGTCTTATCTTCTTGACGTGATAACGTACCAATACGTTCCCCGTCTTCTTCAATAATCCAGAATTTGTTTGCAACGATTGGGTTTGCTTTTAAATGTGTCATTACATTGCCTCCTTAAAAGTTTCAGAGTCTATGACTCTTACATTTATATCTGTATTGGCCGCGATAGCCGCATACAATCTTGTACGTCCATCAATTACAAAAGTTTTACCTTCTGTAGTCAGTAGCATTGGTGGTTCGCAATCTCCATTGATTACAGAGTCGATTATTTCTTCTAGATCAAACTCACGTTCTCTCATATGGCGTTTATCACGTTTTAACATAGACTTCACGAATGTATTTCTATAGTCTTCTGTACCGCTTGCTTCTTCAACTTCCTTTAGAGTATATTCATCCTCAGGTAAGTTTAGCAAGTTATTTAACCTTTTAATTTCGCTAATTTTTAGATTTTGGACAGATAGATTATCAATAATTCTACCCATCAGTTTACATACAAAGTCTCTTTTATGGTTATCCATTGGATTATCGGTACCAGTATCAAATGGTAAATTTTCTACAAATTTGATAATTTCTGGGTCACGTTGGCCGAATAATTCGTATGCATAAAAGTATCCTACTTCTTCATATATCATGCTTCATACCTTGCTTGTAAAGGTTCACTATAAGCCTGCACTTGATCTACAATTCTTTGTAAATCGTGCTTTGCACAAAATTTCATAAGTCTTAATCCAACTTGCGATACTGCTTCTACCTTAGTTGCTGTTGCAATAGTTTCTGCAATTTTAACTTTAATATCATCAGGCTGTGCAGATAAATCACAAAGTGTTACATTTCTAGTATAATCATCTAGTACACGATGCTCAACACCGTCATGATCTACCCAACGTTGTAGCATCATGTTATTCCAATTATAACCTTTACTATCTTTATCAGCATAGGCTTCTGTAAGACCTACTTTGTTCTTAGTACCTTTAACACGTACACCAGGATATGCACTAAACACATTGTCACTAGTATCGCCTCGCATACACTTTTCAAATAGTAACCATTGTGGATCAGGAGCACCTTTAGGCTGTTTAGTTTTCTTATCAATTACAGGTTGACCTTTTTTGTCAAAGTAACCTTCGTGTGTAATTGTAACATCTTGAATACCGTTATATTGTTTAACATTAGGTGCAATAAGTTGTGCAAAGTCACCGTCGGTTGAAATAATAACATGATTATCGTTAGGGTGTGATTGCACCCAACCTGCAATTAAATCATCTGCTTCAAGTTCAGGATGTTGTAAAACAGTACAGTTAGTTTTTGTAGTTACAAAATCTTTAAACTCGTCAAACATTTCCCAGAAGACTTCCTCTTCTTCTTGCTGACTTGCAGTTAGTGCCGCACGAGCATCGCTTCTATTTCTTTTGTAAGGCTCGTAATAATCTTTACGCCAACTACGTCCTTCTAAGCAGAACACAACATGACTACCATCAAACTCTTGCCAAGCCTTTTTCAAACTACTAAGAGTAATATGAAATGCCATACCTACTTTATCTGTAAGGTTACCACGAATAACGTGCCTTGCTCTAAAGAATGTATTTGCTGTATCTACTAGAATATATGTCATTGTTTTATTATACTACCCTTTTGTTTGTTTGTCAACCTGTTGTTGTGATTTACTTTGAATATCTTCTAAGATATCTTTATTAATAAATGGAACAGCATTAAAAAACTCTGCATCAAAAGATCCAGTTAGTCGTAAATCAAATGCTACACTTACTCGAACATCGTCTTTAGTATACTTTTCTACATAGTGTGGTACGCAACTTGGAAAAATTACACAACCACCTTTTTTATTTGGTAATGCAATTTTTGATTCAGGATCAAATGCAGAATGATAAACAGTTTTAGTTTCATAATCATCAAGATGTACATTACCACTCAAGTACGAATCAGGTTGAGCACCATGGGCGTGTGAATCCATACCTTCATCTTTTCGTAAGATATTTGCCCAACAAACAATTTGTAGATCTTTTAATTCTAATTGCTGTTGTTTAACATACTCGAGATATGAGTATCTTAAGAATGTTAGCAATTCACTAAAAGCCGCCTCTTCCATCTTTAAAAGATTATAACGTCCAAAGCGTGTAGTGATATGATTTTCATCTAATCCAGTACCACCGCTATTAGAATATTCTAAATTTAAAATAGTTTTTTCATTGTTTACAATCCACTCACGACATTTATCAACATGATCGAGATCAGTCCAGTTTGTTAACCAAAGTGGAATATTCCAACTTGGTGCAAACTCTGTTAGAGGGTGGTAACTTTTAATTCTAATTAATGACATTATTTGACCTCCGATTTACCGTCACCTAAATTTTTTGTATTAATAAAACCTGCTCCTCGATTAGGATCATGTCCTTCGTCTTCGAGTACATTTCTAGCAAGATCTTTAAACCACAAATCAACAATTTCTTCATTGCTCTCACCAGCATAACCAGCATCAAGCAGTTGCTCAATAAATTCATTATTCCAATCGAGTTCAAAGAATCCGTTTCGAATGTTGTCTTTATTAACTTGTGTATCAAGTACGCCAACCCAAGGTTTTTTAGCCTTAGTTGCCGCCTCCTTCTCTTTCATCATTAAGTCACGATGAGAAAGTTCTGTTGTATTAGTTTGTTTCTTTTTAAACATATTTTTAAGTTTATCCATCATAATAGTCCTTTCTCTCTTAATTCATCATCAAGAGGTTTACTTGAGTGTTTTCTCTTAAGTTCCCCATGCGTTGCCGAAGATGTCGACGTGTAGTCTTGGGGTATAGCGCCAGCCCCGCTCCATTGCCAATTCTGCGACTCGTCTAGTGTTGAGGGTGTATTCTTCCGATCTGCCCCCCAACGGCATGATATAAACTGGAACATCGATCCCAGCGTCACGATATTCTTGAACCGCTTTGGTAACTTCATCCACGTCCATGTTATCAGCAACAACAAATTTAAAATACATATTACTATTAGGTACATCAAAGTAACTACGAGCAATATCGGGATTGATAGCATCACCCCAAGACTCTCCGCTAACGGAAAGTTTCGGACTGCAACTAAAAGTGACTTCAAATCTGTCTTGAGTTTCCAAGTATTGTTTGAAATCATTGTGTAAAGTTTGTGTTGTATTTGTTTCAAATGTAACATTTTTTAAGTCTCGCATTCTTGGGTGTTCGAATAATTCCTTGTAAAATCGTTGCCAACCTAACAAAGGTTCACCACCCGTTAAGATAAAGTGTACATCTTGACCATTATTCATAGTCCACTTGCCTTCTGGAGTTAAACTAAGAATATGCTCTACTACTTCATCAACAGTTTTATCTTTCATAAACTTTTTAAATTCAGGATAGATACTTGCATATGTGTCACAACCTGTATGCACAATAGGCAACTCATGAAAAGTATCTACCTTCTCAGTAACACCTTCATCTAAAAGTTTACGTACCTCTGGGTTATACTTAACACCAGTTTCTCTCATTGGAGTACCTCTAGGCAACCCAAAGTTCATACAACGAAAGTTACAACCAAATGTTCTTAAGAACACACTAGGGACTCCAACAAACTTGCCTTCGCCCTGTACACTATAAAATGCTTCTGAATATCTTAGTTTCATTCTTTCACCTGTACCAATGGCTCATTATAATATGCGTCGTGATAATCACCATTTTTTTGAAATTGTCGAATAGTAGTATCTTTAACAAGCATACCATCTTTAACTGTGTAGGTAGTGTATTCTACTTTGATTACACCTTCCTTGCTTCTTTCAATATGTGATTTCATAGGTCCTTCTGTTATCATCTTGGTGCAAACTCCTGTTGTAATTTAATATTATCCATAAACTCTTTTTTAGTTCCTGCATCTTCTTTAAAACTACCTTTTAGTACAGTTGTTTGAGTTAATGAACTATGCGCCATAATGCCTCTATTTTCACAACAACCATGTGTTGCTTGAATGTATACACCTAAGTGTTTTGCATTAGTAGCCTTTTCAATTTCACGTGCAATATCATTTGCAAGTTCTTCTTGTAGTGTACCACGTCTAGCACACCACTGTGCAATACGTGTATACTTAGAAAGTCCAATTACTTTTCCATTAGGAATAACGCCAATATATGCTACTCCTGTTACTGGTTGATGGTGATGCGAACAAACACTTTTAAGTTCGCTTCTTACAACAAGCATACCTGTGTAAGCATTTTCACCTTCGTTTGGAAACGCTGTTGCTGTAGGAATCTTATCATAACGTCCTTGCATTAGTTCGTTGTAATACATTTTAGCAAGACGTTTAGCAGTACCATGACTGTTAGGATCGTTTTCTCTATCGATAATAAGTGCGTCTAGAACGCCTTCAAACTTTTCCGCGGCTTCGTCAATTAGTTTTTGTTTTTCACCTTCATAGATGAATTCACTAATATTGTCACCCGCCCAATAACGCTTGTTTGCGTCCTTAATTCTGCGTGTTACTTCTTCATATTTTTTCATTTACTTCTCCGAGTTATAGACGAGGATGTCTACTATGTTTTACATTATATACTTTATTTAGGTTTTTGTCAAGTATATTATGCACTTAAAAATACTTTTTGAGCATTTCAATTTGATCATCGTATTCTGCTACAATGTTCAATTCTTTTTCAATTGCTTCCAAAATATCTGGATGTTCGCCAACTCCTGCGGCTCTTTCCAAATATACTTCGACATTCATTTTGTGTTTTGCAATATGACCTTCTGCGTGTTTAATCATGGCCGCAATCATGTTTTCTCTATTATACATTAGTTTCCTTTCCAATTTGTGTTATAA